CCGACTTGCCCACTTTGCGCGATGCCTTCCTGCGCTTTCTGTCCAGCACGCTCTTTCATTTTGCTTGGTTGGAGAAATATGCGCCACCCATCCTATTACGACAAGTCTAAATCGTTTCTCCATTATATGCGCCAGAATTATCCCCGCATTTTGTTATGTCTATATCTATTATAGCATCACGATATAGCAGTAGGAGTATAATGGATACATAGTCTTATACTGTTGATTATAGGACACTAGATAGACCTAGCGCACGGTTGGATGTAACACCGTATGCGCCCGTTATGCGTCTAATGTGTTGTATGATTGCCCGTTCATTTGTTTTACCCCCCCTAGCCGTATAAAACTAACGTTCTACTGCGTCCAGATAACACCCAAAAAATTTTTCGGGCTGTTCCATACATACGGAACTTTGCCCCCTTTGCCGAATCGCCGTTATCCACGAAAACACCGTCCGCAGTAGGGAAGGGGATGTTATTGTTGAGGGGTATAGATTGTTGAAATGTGGGGGAAGACACATGAGTGAGATTAGGATTTTTTGTGATGATGTGGTGAGGTGGATGGAGGGTGAATTGTGGGCGATGCAGAATGGGTTTATGCAGCCCTATCATGCTGCCTATGGCGACCCGCCATACTTTGTTAAGAGTATAGTAAAGCGGTTTTCTTCGCAGACTACCAAACCGTCGAAGCCCGGACGCGACTTTACGCGCCTGAGTAAAAATTTTATAGGTGTAGATTGGGATAGTTTTGAGGGCAGTTATGAATATCAGTTGTGGGTTAAGAAGTGGGGAGAATTATTATTGGAGTTTATGTATCCGGGTGCATTGGGGATGTTTTTTGGAAGTGCAAGAACGGTGCATCGGTTGGCGGTGGGATTGGAGGATGCTGGATGGGAAATAGTAGACACATTGATATGGATATATGGGAATGGGAATGGGTTAAAAAATCGGAATATGGGCAAGATGTTGGAGCAGGCGGCGGGGCGGGAGCAGGATGAGGAATGGGAATTGGATGGTGATAGGGAATTAGGTCTTTATGACTATTGGAAAGACTATGGAACGGGGTTTAAGACGGCACATGAACCTATCTTAGTGGTGAGAAAACCGCGTGGGAAAACGTATGCTGCCTGTGCCGAGCAGCATGGCAGTGGAGGGCTGTATGTGGGGGATGCCGTCCGTGGAGATGGGGGGCGTTATCCGGCAAATGTGATTTTAAGCCATACTGACAGGTGTGGCGTGCTGTGTTCGGCAGATTGCCCGGTGTATACCTTAGACCGCCAATCGGGTACAAGGGGGAGTGGTGGTTGTGTGGTTGAAACGGCTACCAGCAGTCGGAGTAAACTGTACGGGCAGTATGGTCGCAAAGATTTTCAGGGGTATCGAGATAGCGGGGGCGCAAGTCGCTTCTTCTACACGCCGAAAGTGAGTGGCGCTGAACGGCGCGTGGATGGCGACGAAATCCCACATCCGACGCTGAAACCGCTTGCCCTAATAGAACACTTGGCGCGGTTAATGCTGCCACCGGAGACGGTGACAGACCGCCGCATTGTAGTGTTGTTTGCGGGGGTATTTAGTGAAATTCTGGGCGCTAAAGGCGCTGGTTGGGACACTATTCACGGCATCGAGCAAAACCCAGACTATATTGAATGGGGTCAAAGACGCCTAAAGGCGTTTGAAAAACCTATTGGCACAGAGACATTGAGACAAACGACATTTTTATGACGACAGAAGAATTAATCCAACTGATTAATACCCTGCCCATTGCAACCAGAATGACTGTGATGGGGGCGCTGCAACCTACCGGAGAGGATTTGGGATATTTGAAGTACGGTATTAATCCGCAACAGTGGATTTTTGCCGAAGAATATTTGCGGTCTTTTGATGTGCTGGCGGCGATGCAAAATGCCGGATACAGCGAAAATCAAGCCCGCACATTGGGTCCGCGCTTCTTGCGCGACGCTGAATATGGTGGGATTCAACGCTATATTGCCGAGCGTATCCGTGCATCCATTATGGATGAACGTGAATATCTGCTTCAATTGGCGATTATCGCCCGCGGCATTGCCGATTCATTTTTAGATATTCAGGAAGATGGTAGTGCCACAGTAAATTTAAATAAAGCCCAGCAAAGGGGGCATTTAAGATTATTGAAGCGGATGCGATTCAGCAAAGGGGGCATGATAGCAGATGTTGAGTTCCCCGACCCTCTCAAAGCAATGGAATTGTTGGGCAAAGCCATGGGACTGCTCAAAGATGTCAACGTGAATGCCTCATGGGAAGAAATAGCCCGCAGCAAGGGATTAGACCCCATTGAATTGCAGTCTGAGCTAGAGCGCAGAACGCAGGCAATGGTAGAACAGTTGCGCTTGCAACGGTTACAGGCGGTGTCTAATGGCTGATGTTTGGATACCCAAAGACCTTGAATCAGCCCTTAACAAGCAAGCGTTATTGGCTGCTGAAAAAGCGTTGCAGTTGGAAGATGCTCAAAATACGCTGCAACAGATTTTGGACGCAAGAATTAAACGCGCCTACCCCGTTGGCGGTTGGGATGATTATCGTCAGGCGATTTATACCCATGGCAATCCGCCTGACCAGATTGCTAATTTTGAGAAATATGGGGTCATCCTGCAACCGAAACAATTGGAGTTTGCTGCCGCTGCCCGTCTTGCTGATAGCATAGATTACCCCAACGAAATCGGCATTGGTGGCAGCCGGGGACCCGGAAAATCGTTTGGGTTGTTTACAGTCATTGCACTGGATGACTGCCAACGACACCCTGAATTAAAAGTTCTGTACCTGCGGAAGTCAGGTAAGGCGGCTCAAGAACAATTAGAAGATTTATTGAAAGCCGTCCTATTCCGATTTGAGCATTATACCTATCGCGCCCGCCCCACCGGATTAGTGCGCTTTCCTAATGGCAGCCAAATTCTTATCGGTCACTTCCAGACCGAGAAAGAAGCCTTAAATTATCAGGGTTTGGAATATGATGTGGTGGCAATTGAAGAAACAACACACCTTTCGGAAAGTGCCTACGAAGACTTGGGGTTATCGAACCGTAGTTCTAAGGGATGGCGTCCACGAGTTTATAATTCGACCAACCCGTTAGGCAAAGGGCATCGGTGGTATAAGAAACGTTTTGTGGACCCAGAACGGCGCAATATTCCATTGGCAAATCGCGCATTTAAAACAAAATTTATTCCTTCTACGGTAGATGATAATAATTTTGTTGATAAAGATTATAAAGATAAATTAAATTTATTACGGGGCATTAAACATGAAGCATTCCGTAAGGGCAATTGGGATGTCAGTGCCGGTGCCTATTTTGCAGAGTGGGATGAGGCGGTGCATGTGGTTAAGGCGTTTATTGAACTGCCGCCCTACCGCCAAGTTTGGTGCAGCATGGACTATGGATTTAATCACCCGAATGTCACCTATCTGCATCTGCAAGATATGGATGGCAATATCTATACGGTTGATGAACGGGTTCATCGGTTGCGGCGTCCCCATGAGATTGCCCCTGAGATACACGCAATGCTACGGCATTATGGGTTATCACGCAATATGCTGACCGCATTTTTAGCAGGGGGCGATGTGTTCCGGCGCACCGGACATAGTGACCTCACCATTGCTCAAAAATATGCGGACTTGGATTTGCCGCTTTCCCCTGCCGATATGCAACCCGGTTCACGAGTGGCAGGCGCTCACCACATTGCCGATTTGTTAGGCAGCCCAGAGCGCGGCATTGACTCACGCTGGTTCATTACTGAAAAATGCCCTCTCCTGTTAGACACGCTACCCTTTTTGGAACGTGACCCCAACAATCCAGAGGATGTACTGAAACAAGATGCATCGCCGGATACTGGTGAAAATGGTGATGATGCGTATGACGCGGCACGGTATGGTATGTATCGCCCGCATGTATCGAGCATGGCATAAAGGACAGCCGATGATACCCCAAATTCCCCCAGAAATACGGAATGGCACTTTCCGCGATACTGCCAGCGGATTGATTGTGCCAGCTTATTATAAATCCAACGCCTCTAGCGTTGAAGTTGTGGAGCGAGGGGGACTGGATGGCAGAAGTCTCCAAGCTGGAATCGAACTTAACCGGGATAAAGATACGCAGGTGGTTATGTTCCCGCGCAAAGGCAGCGGGCTAGATGATATTGTGATGATGGCAATTGCGACAGGTGAAATTGCCAATGTGGGGGTGTCCCCGGTCATTCAACCACAACTATCGGCACTGCTGGTCAAACAGCAGCACCAAGCCGCCAGCGCAACCATTGAGCTAGGCGGGCGGGAATCGCCTGTGCGTAAGGCACGCGACGCTATTGCCCGCTTTAACGATTCCCCGCTAGGTGCGACAGATGCTATGATGCAAGCCGTCTTCCAGTTGAGAAGTATGAACCGGGGAGCGCCCATTGCCACAGTGCCTATCACGTATGACATGGGGGTATGGGAACAATATGGCATGACTCCTATGCCAATTTTGTCTGAAAGAGGCAAAGAAACAGGCAGATATTGGCTGCAAACCGATTGGTCAAAGATTAAAACGCCGATTCCGTTTCTTCCGAACCCATTAGAGTTGCACCCAACAGGCAATGCAGCATATCCGTATTGGTATATCGCCAAAAAAGATAAGCAGCGGATTCCAGTGCTGCTGCACCAAACTCAGATTTTGTCATTGACTGCCGGAAGGTCTACCATGCCGGGCATTGGTACGTCTGCTGTGTGGTTGTGTCTGGGATGGCTTGCCGAGGATATTTTGGTGGTGGATGAACGGCTTGAACGCTTAGTAAATGCGGTGAGTGCAGGCATCATTGGGATTGGCGGTATTGACCAGACTGCGGATGCCGTCAAAAGCCGATTGGTCAAAGATGCCGAACTAAATAAAGAAGCGGGTAATCTAAACGCTAAAGCCTTTACCATGCTCACTTCCCCCACCAAAGAGATTAAGTTTACAACGCTGCGTTTCCGTGAATCGGATGGCATTGAATATCTTCAGCGCCAGCAAAATAAAGAGGATATTCTGGCTCTGTGCTTTGAGGTGCCGCTTTCGGAAGTGGTCTTGCGCGGCGGTGTAGGGTATGGAGCGCAATCTGATACGGCAGCCGAGGTGAATGCTGATACCGGAGTTGGGTCTATGCTGCGGCTCATTGGAGTTGCACTGGGCAGCATTTATCCCAGAGTACAAGTGACCATTAAACGAGATAATGACCGTTCTCAGCGATTAAATATTGGCACATTAAACACTTTTTCCGAAGCCGTTGCCCGCATTCCCAACGTCATCACGGCGGAGGAACAACGGGCAATTATCAATCGAGATATTTTGGATATACCCAAAGTTGAACCCGGCGAAGCGGCTGTTACCGGAACAAACGACGATAACGATGAGAATAAAATTGCGGACGCCACCACAGAAGGAAAAACGGTTGAAGAAAAAGAACCTAATCCGCAGCAAGAGATAGAAGCTGCGCTAAAATGGGCATCTCAATTGCTGGCGTTTACGCCTGTTACCCCAGAGGATGCTACTGCCCCACTCCCAACGCTTGAACCGTCGCCCGAAGATGAGGATGCCGAAGCATGGGACAATCTACATCGCGGCGAAGACTTGGAAGGTATGTTAGACGCCAAACCTGTCGAGAATACCAACAAAATTCAAAACTCAGTTGCCGATTGGTGGTGGTTGCTGGATTCACTGGCTTATCTGTATGTGATTAAACTGCGACGGCGTGTTGACCGTGCCGACGCCTTGGAACTACGTGACGATTTTACACTGCGATATACTCCAACGGTTGAAACGTTGGCAACACTCTTGGCAAGCGGCGCAATGGGGCTGCCTGTCTGGAATCGGTTGATGAAACAACGCACACAATCCGCGTATACAACCCAACATTGGTTAGGGCGAGGGGGACGCCAAAGCATGACCGAAGCGGACTATGCATGGCTGCGAGTCCAATTGCAAACCCAATTTGATATGCTGGACGATTTGAGCAAGCGTATTGCCGCTGGACTGTATAGCGAGGGGCAAATTGCCAATTATAGCCGTGGGTTTATTAACGGCAGCACTGCTGCTTATGAGTACGGGAATGCCAGCGCCTACGGACTGCCCTTACTCCCCCAATATCCGGGCGACGGAAAGACCGAATGCCGACAAGGATGCAAATGCCATCTTGAAATTGTGCCGCAATCCGGCGATGGGAATTTTGCAGTATATTGGCGTTTAGGCACAGCCGAACATTGTGGCGACTGTTTACGATTGGCAGCCTCTTGGAATCCTTTACGGATTCGAGCAGGTGTTATCCAGTGAGGGTCAAATGTTATTAAAATTACGCACACAACCTATTATCCAATTGAACCCACAAATTGACCGCAAAAATTTGGTCATCCGTAACGCAGTGGCGATGACCAGCGGCATTGAAGCCTCTGGGCATGGGGTGATGGCTGATGGCAAAACCCTGATGATGATGTTGGCATTGAGCCAACAAAAAAGCCGCGGCATTCCTCAGTTTTTTGGGCATACAGGGATAAGCGAGAATGGCATGGGGCGAAAAATCGGCAAAGCGATGAATTTCCGTATTGAGGGAAACACCCTGCGGCATGACATCCAGTATTTTAAACCCGCTACACAATCCCCTGTCTTTAATGAAAATGTATTGGACTATATTTTCGATATGGTTGCACAGCACCCCGAAGAAATTGGGGAAAGCGTGGTTATCCAAGCGGATACCGTGTGGACATTTGCAGACGGTTTAGAAAGTCCTGCTGTGGAAAATGAAAGCCGTCCCACCGCTGCGCTCACAGACTATCCGGTGATGCGTCCGACAGCATTTTACAGTGTGGATGTTGTCACCGAAGGCGCTTTAACCCCTAATGGTATGTTTGAAGCATTCGCCACACAGATGTTTGATGGTACCAGCAGCGAATATGCCCAACAATTCTTTGAAGAAGTAGATGCGTTCCGCCTGCGGCATGGAATCCGGCTTGAAGATGTTCCGTTTAAGATTAATCAGATTACAAAAGCCTATTTGACCGCCCGTGGACACAAGAAAGCGATGACCATGACTGATTTTACGAATGACAATGACACAGTTGAAATGCCGGATGAACTGGATGTGATGCTGGAACATGCCCAGGACGCGGCGACGGCATTAGAACAAGTTACCGCGCAGAAACAGTCCCCAGTCAAAGACGCGCATTATGCCAAGCTGGAAAGCGAAGTGGCACGTCTGAAACAGATTGTTGAATTGCAGCAGAAAAGCATCGCTCTGTTGACACAACAGGTCATAAGCCTGTCCGGTGAGCGTGTCGTGATGGAGACCGTGCCGATGAATTTTTCGGCTATTCCGACCATGCCGCAAACGCCGCCGCCCGCCTCAATGTTAGGGTCATTGCCAACCATCAGTGACCCGTTGGGCGCTAGTCGGCAGCGCGGCAAACGCAGTTAATCACAAAAAAGACGCAATGACACTTTTTATCAAATAACCAATGAATGAAGGAAAAACGGTATGCCAGTAACCGATGTGGTAACGTTAGACGGTGTACAGATTGAATCTGCCCCTGTCCTCAATCGGGATTGTTCATTCCCGATTATGGATGGGAGGCGATATGCCCCCCATGACGATGTGGTTAATAACATGCCAGTGTTAATTGGGTCTTGGGAGAATGGGGCAACAGTCCCCGCTATTACCTCTCAAGCGGTTGAATTGGATTTCACTGATGCAACAGGTGAATGTAATTCCCCCGTTGTTATGGCAACCATGCAAACATGCCGTCTTTTGGCACCAGCGATGGCAGAATTTGACGCCAAATCGCCTGTGTTGAAATATATTGACCTCATTGATGAGTTCTGTAAACAACGCGGATTGGTCAAGAACGAACAATTACGCAGCCTGATTGACGCAGATGGGATGCCGCGTGAAGGCAGTCCGTATTATGCCAACTATGCCCGGTTTGCGTGGTCAAACGTCGCATGGGCATTGTGGGCGTGGTTGACTCGCAGTGCTATGATTGGGGATGAAGCGGTTGGTCAAGACCGCATTGATGGTCTCTATACCCAACTCACCCAAGGCTGGGCAGAAAGCGCCGACCCCTGCGGCAATGCTCTCAACATCCGGCAAACGCTGGATTGGGGTGCGCTGACCACAGCAAGCGCGGGTCCTTACAGCGCGAAATCACCCGATGATGTGACCGTAGCAAGCAAAACCGTGACATTCTTTGGCGTGACGCATGATGTTCCGGTGGGCATGAACTTGGCACAATTTCTGGAAGATATGTACTTCCCCTTAGTCGAATCGTATACCGACCAATACGGGGATGTGATGTGGGAAATGCATGTCCCCACTGGTAAAGCCCGTTGCTTTTTAAATACCGCAGCCTGTATGCAACCGTGCGATAAAACCAACGAATATGACCCTGATGCACGGGAACGGTTTGCGCGGTTGCGGAATACCAAAATTGCCCAATTGTATCCATCTGGACGCATGTTTCCCATGATGGAAACGCGCTATGTTACGGGCAATACGATGTGGTTAGGTCCGCGGGAAATTGGTGGCAACCCGACCTATGCTCTTTTTTTCAAAAATCTCAATCAATATTGGGGCGACTTGGGTCTTCTGGGCAATACTTACGGGCAGGGTTCTGGGACTGCATGGGATGAACCCATGATTTCGCAGCAAACCACTGATTATGTCAATCAGCAATTGAACGATGTGGCGTTTCATTACGATGTGTCCAAGGTGCCGAATTCTCACAAATGCGTCCAATATGGTGCATTTGCCAAAGCAGGCGTTTTGGCAGTGTCGCGGCATTTGTGGTTGCAAATTAGCAATATTGCCTGTGCGACCTTTGTCACCAATCCTGCCAGCGAATTGACGATTACGTTACCGCCGCCGCCCGAACCCGAACCCGAAGCATAATCAAGGGTAAACTATGTGTTCATGTAAAGGTGGCACTGCCAACGGAGGATTAACGATGGCAAAGAAAAAAGAAGATGTTGTTATTGCACAGACCGTCAGCGAACCGCAACTGGTGACGGTATCGGTTGCTGCACGCATGGTAGGACAATCTATTAAGGTGCCTTATGTGGTTTTAGACACCTTGCCTGAATCATTCAAAATCCGTAATCTGCGGCTTGATAGCACGATGCAGTTGCCCTCTGCGGTGGTGGAATGGTTGCGTGGTGACTATCGCTATCGGGATTTCTTCACGGTGGTGTCGGAAAAGACACAGCCAACGGCGGCGCAACCAACGGAACAGACACAGCCGGAAGACACCATCAATGAATGAGTGGCTCATGCTGCTGCTGGCAGTGGGGTATTTGGTGCATGTGGTCACACGCGAACAGGGTCCGTTAAACCTGTTTGAACGCCTGCGGCAATTGCCCCTCACGGTTGGGGATATGCTCTCTTGCCCGATTTGTGCTGCCTTTTGGTTGAGTCTCTTGGTGGTGTTTTTTGACATTTATTTGACGCCGTTGGTAAAGGTTTTGGCGTTGGCGGGATTTATCACTGCGGTGCGGACGGTGTGGAAAAAGGCAGACTTTATCATCGAAGCATTGACTGTGCCGATGTCCTTAGCGGTGGTTGATAAAATTAGTGATTTATCTAAGTGGCAAGTCGGCGAACAATATTTGTATTGGCGGCATCCTGAAATTCGGTCTGCCAAAGATTTTGTTGAATATAACGAGGCGGCGCAAGATGCGAAGTGACACGCTGTTGTCCCTCACGGAATTTGTGCAATGGGTAGGCGGTGATGTTTGGGCGTTTGCCCAAATTGACCGTTCCCCGACGCAGCGCCGTGAAAAAGACAGTTGCGCGTGTACCGTCGAATACGAATGGCAGTTTGACCCGCAGTACGCCAACTCACCCAAACGCGCCGGGGCGAACAGTCGTGAGACTATCCGCCAAGCCATCCGCCAAGCAGAACGGTTGTTTACGCTGTGGACAAACCATTATCCCCTACCTGTCAACATTGTGGGCGAACAGTATCCATGGCGATTGCGGGGATTGCGTAAATTGCCGCCCAAATTTTTAACCCAGTATGCGCCCTATCTGCAATCTGGGGTGTATGTGCTGACGGCGTTATCCGCAGCAGCAGATTTAACCCGCACTGATGGCGGGGGGCAACTCTTAGATGCCTTTACGCTGACGCTGCCCGTCCCGGATAACACACGAGCCGATGAAATCCGGGTATTCCTGCCCGGTGAGGCAACCGAGCGACGGAATGAAATTGTGCCGTTGACGGTACACATTAACAGCAGCGGCGGCACTGGCAATTGGACTGCCACTATTAGCGGTGAGTCATATCTATTTGTGCTGCCGGAAAAATATCTTGCCAATGAACCGCAATGTGTGAAACACGAAGCCGCTAATTATTTGACTACGGTAGATGTGTGGCGACAAACCATAGACACCACACAGCAAGGCGTTTTTGTGTTTGATGCGCTAGGGGATTGCAATGGCGCACCATGCGCGGAGCCGACCACATCTTCGTTATGTTGGCATATACAGGCGTCCGAAAACCTGCCGTGGTTAGTTCCGGCGAGTATTACATGGGTAGAGGGAATTGCTACAGGATATACCCTGCCCCGTTCACCGGATGCTGTGCGGATTAATTACATCGCCGGATTTAATCGCGTTATGGGGCGCATGGATGAGCAGGTTAAACATATCCTGTGTTTGTTGACTGCCGCTTATTTGTTGTGTGGTGACGGAATGTGCTGTCAAGCCTGTGCCACCGACAAATTAAAGTATTACCGAGAATTGCAGACCTATAAATCGAAAGACTCGCAATTCTTAAGCAGCGGTGGCGAATCAGGGGCAACCCATACCCTGCTAGTTGACCATGCGACTATTGCCCGCCTCAGTGGATTAGAACCACGGCGGGGATTTGTACAAGCGTATGGGTTGCTACGCGATATGGGTTGGCTAACCGATGACAGCAATATTATTTTCCAACACTAGACCGTAAAGGACAATCTTATGAGTGAATTACCGCGTCCTGTATCTGCCTTTGGTGGACACTCCACCAATGAAATGTTTCGTCTGTATGTACAAGGGAGCTACCCATCGTTTATCAATTTGGATGGACATTCGCTGGCGATGCCCACGCAAGACGCCACCGAACAATTAGATATTCCAGATACAAGATATGATGTTGCCAGCAAGAGTCTTGTCACGACGATGGTAGCCACGAAGCGGACAAAAATTACGAAGCGACAAGCCAGCATCGGCGCACCGCCATGGGATATTTCGGTGCTGGATGAACTGGAATATACCGGGGTAGTCCGTGATTATATGACGCTGCGTGCCGACTGCGAATATTGTAATCGCCGGGCTTTTATTTATAAAAGCCACCTTGCACTGGGGCAGTTTACTACATCGGAAAACCTAGTTAAGGGTGGACCCGACCCTACCGCTGAATTAATTGGGCGGACGGCACCGTTAGAAGTCAACGATATTGTGGATTTTCGTCCGCTGATTGGGCGTGTGGCAAAAGATGTAGGCGCAAATGCCCTATATGCTGCGCTGTGGCAGAATGCCGGGGACTGCTCAGAAGCAGTGCCGTGCCCGGGCGGACTGTTTGTGGGCGGTGGGCAAATTGGCGGCACCGCAGCCGAGATTTTGGCAAGCATCACCACCAGCACGGCACGGTTTGATACCGTTGCGGCTATTAACGCCGGGCTGCCTGCGGGGAGTATCATTACCGCAATGATTTTGGTGGACAATACCATTGTCGGCACGTTTGCTGACAACATCAATCCGGCTACGGCAACCACGGGCGGGGTTTTCTATTTCAAAAATAACGTTGTCACGGTGGGCGAAGACAGCGGCGGCGTGTTGGCTGAACCGCTATATGCTATCACCCGTGAAGGCAACCGGATTTTGGCAGTCGGCAAAGGCGGGGCAACGTATGTTGCACTCAAGAACAATTTGCGGACGGGTTGGTTGGAAATCACCAATGCCTACACTGGACATTTTCTGGCGGTTGCCAGCACAGGGAATGTAACCTACATCGCGTCCAGCGATGGCAACGCTTATAGCCTAACAGGCGTCGTATTCACTGACATCACTGCCGTGGTTGACCCGCAAAACGACGCGACTGCCCTCAATAGCGTGACTCATCTTGGGAAGGGTCATATCATGTTTGGTGGCACGCCGGGTTTCATCAGCGAAAACCGCAAAGCGGATAACGGCGGCACATGGACTGTGGATATTATCGGCGGCGGCGCTGGCACAGTCCAAACGATTGCTGGCACGTCCGAGCGCATTTTCATTGGATTGGATGACGAAATCCAAGAACGCTCACCTTTCACAATGGAAAATGACATCATGCAATTTCAGGTATTTGAATTGCAAGGCGGGCAAACCCTCAGTGGCAACATTCGCCAGATTGTTGTGTTGGATTGGTTGTATGGTCCCAATGTCTTTGCCGCTGTCACCACTGCTGGGGAAATCGTCTATGCCAACCCCTGCTACGCAAGCTGCTAAAACTGCATCCGGCAGTTCATAACATCCCTTACGATAAAGGTCACAATTGTGACCTTTTTTGATTCAGGAGTTAAAGCCTATGGCAAAGCCACAAAAACAAAAGAAAACAACACCAAACAACGATATTCACGCGGAGATTCGTCTGGGCGACCCTGAAAATCCAGTGATTGTAAAAGCTGTGATGACAAGTGCAATGCAAAAGCAGTTGTCCAAAATGGCAAAGGAACTGCGTTTTCAGCGCGGGGGATTGAATGCCAGTCTTATTTCCTTTCAGGACGAGGATGTACAACGCATCGTCAGGAACAAGGGTTTAGACCCGATACGTCCGAAAAATCGCCGCGAGAAATTGATAAGGGATAAGATTATCCGTCTGGTGCAAAATCACCATATTGAAATTCAACAAGGGGCGTCCAGTGATGCTTTTTTCATTCTTTTATTGGATGACCTATTTTTGCCCCCTGCCCAAAATAGCAAAGGGACAACGCCAAAAGTCGAACTACGCCCCGATGTATTGGCATTAGTAGATGGGGAAATACTTGAAAATCGGTATCAAGAATATTTTGCCGAACCCGAAGATTATGAACCCCGGAACATGCCTTCGCCTGTGTCGTTTGATGAAAGTGTGGTAGCTGAACAAAAGGTTGCTTATCTCAGTGCGTTACAACAACTGCTTCCGGAAATGACGGAACAGATGAAGAAAATTGACGGGTTCGATTTTAATGAAAGTGAGAGCGAAACCCCGCCAGTGGATGATGCCGGGTTTCAGTCTTGAGGATTGGATTGAGTATTATACCCAAGCCTTTAATGTGTTGACCACTTCGGTCACACATGAAGGATATGGATTAATGCCTCTCACCCTGAAATATAGTGAGATGGTAAATTTGTTATCCAATACAGAGGATAAGCGGTTTAAGCAGTTACGAGACCGCGTGTTAGGTCCCGACCTGATTAAACATGCCAGCCGTGATTTTTGGATATTTAAGGCGCGGCATCAACTCAACATTGATACGCTATCTTGGGATAACATGACGCTGGCACAACAAGGCGAAGCCATTGCGTATGTGCAAATGCACAATCGCATTGAAACCTATGTCCAATATGTGCGTGAGATTTCCAAGCCACCGCCAGAGACGATGCCTGCCTCAACGAAAATACCCCGCGCTGGATGGCGACGAGGAAGAAGGAAATGATACATGGGCGCTTTGAAACATTACGTGAGGGAGCATCGCAATGAACTTGTAAAAGAAATGCTTGCGGAGCAAGTTGCCCCAGCGGAACGGGCGGCGAAGCAACTGGAACGGTTAATTACAGTCGAACTACAAAAAACCCTACGGTTTGCGTCCCAATTTGGGACCGTGGGGTTCAGGGATGCTAGTATTCAAACTCAATCTGCCGTGAATATTACCGATGGCGGCGTGGAGATTGAGGTAAACGCCTTGACGGTGGACACTGGTGGGCAACCGCATTTTGTTTGGCATCTCATCTCTTTCGGACGACCAAGGTTCGTGCAGCGCAAAACCAGTCCGCCGATTCGCAAACGGTCAGAGTTGCGAACCTCACCGGATACACTCACCGTATCCGGTTTTCCCGGTTACAGTGGTGAAACCTTTGTGGTGCCGGCGGGCGCAATTGTGGCGGCAATTCCGGCACGGCATTGGTATGAAACAGCGGCAAAAAAATTGGCTGAAGAAATTGCCAAGTATCCGACACTAAAAGCCTTAAATTTAGAGGTTGTTGTGACAAAAGTAGAGCGACCATGAAAAAAGTGCTTGTCTGTGGGAGTCGCAATGCGACTCCCCGTATGCTTGAATCGGCTGTGGCAATCGTCGCCAAGGTGTGGTTCTATGGGGATACCCTTTTGGTGGGAGATGCTCTGGGGGTTGATGCTGCTGTGGTAAAAGCGGCTGAGGGATTAAGACTTGGCTATCAGTGTTATGGAATTGATAACGCGCCACGGAATGGCGCGAACAATTACATCAATGTATCCCCGATGCTGCAATTGCGGCATTATTCGGCACAAAGACGCTTTCAAATGCGTGATTTTTACATGGTGGAGAATGCCGATGTGGTTATCTGCATTTGGAATGGCAAAAGCCGCGGTACCAGAGTGGTCTATGATTATGCCACACAACAAGGCAAAACTGTTTACCTGAAACAATTTACCCAACCTCAAAATTATTCGTAAAAACCGACCCCAGTAGAACACCTGTAATATAAAAGAGGATTCACCCTATTGGATTCTCTCTTATGTCCCGTACTGCTGGTCTCACCATTCGCCTGAATAACTACGCTGGATTTAAAGCGGAATTGGCAACACTGGATAAAGTGATTGCTGATATTGACCGCCGGATTGACCGTGTGGGAGATGGCTTCACACGCTTAGAGCGTAGTTTGGGACGCAGCAATTTTGGACGTTTTGCCCAACACCTGCAAAAAGTGGATTCAAGCCTTGCGGGTGCTGCATCCGGCGCAATCCAAACCAATAACGCCTTTACTCGGTTGGAAGGCGGGATGCAAGATATTCAATCCGAAGTCACCCGGATTGGCGGCGCATTCAATCGGTTAGAAAGCAGCATGGACTTAACGGCGACTGCCCAAAAACTGGACGCCGATTTAGCGCGTGTCGGTGGCAGCATCAACGCGGCGGGACAAGATGCACAACAAGCAATGAGCCGTTTTGGGGGATTGGCAGACACCCTTGAATCGGTGGGAACACGGGTATCGCTGGCAATTAGCGCCCCAGCGATTGCCATGAAAGCCTTCGCCGCTGATGCTGCGATTGATTTTCAAAACAGCATGGTCAATGCGGGGTCTGTGTTGGGGCAAACACAGGCACAAATGGCGGGCATCAATGAAGAAATCTTACAAATGGGTATTCGGGCGGCTGCGGGTCCCCAAGCGGTAGCCGATGCTTATTATGAGGTGGTATCCGGCGTCCAAAACACCTCAACCCACATGGCAATTTTGCAAGCGGCTATCAATACCTCTGAAGCAGGGCAAGCCAGTTTGACATCAACCACGCAGGGGTTGATTGCTGTCATGAATGCCTATGACTTAGAAGCTGACCAAGCCTCGAAAGTCAGTGATATTTTCACCCAGACAATGGCGATGGGTGTGGGGTCTATGGAGCAGTTTGTTACTGCCATGACCCCCGCCGCGGGGCTTGCGTATGATGTGGGGATTAGTTTTGAGGAAGTGGCAGCGGCAACCGCGTTTTTGACATCTACCGGGGGAACAGCCAGCGAATCTGTCACACAACTAATGGGCATCATGAGCGCGTTCTTAAAACCCAATGGTGCAATGATTGATGCACTGGAAGATATGGGCTATGCCAACGGAACCGCTGCATTGCAGGCATTAGGATTGCAAGGGTCTGTCCAAGCGTTGTACGACGCGGTAGGCAACACGGATGGTTTGGCAAAAGCACTGGGAACACAAGAAGCCTTGCAAGGTTCAGTAGGCTTGCTGAATGAACGCAGCGTGGAGTTTACCAATAATTTCATTGCGGGCATTGATGGGGCTACCGCGGCATCACGGAGATTACAGCAAGAATCGCCTGCTTACCAAATGCACCTGTTCCAAGCAGCATTGAACGGTGCTGGCATTGCGTTAGGGAAGGCTTTCCTCCCTGCTTTATTACAAGGGCAAGCAGTTTTAACAGATTGGCTAAATGCCTTTACCAATGCCGACCCATCTATTCAACAATTTATTGCGGGTATCGTTACCTTAGCAGCGGTGGCGGGTCCCTCAATCTTGATACTCAGTCAGTTTGTAACCGCGTTTGAAATTTTAGGGGGAATTGCATTAGCACCCTTACTACTGCCACTTGCTGCTGTTATCACGGTGATTGGTATAGCAGTAAGCGATATTGTGAATAATGTTGGCGGAGCGCAAGATGCATTTGAGGGATTTTTAGAACGGTTCAGCAGTTTACTAAGTTTAGTGCAAAGTCTTGGGCAATCTATTGGGTTGGTCTTTGCGTTTATCCGTGATTCGCTAGGATTGACCGAGCGCACTTTCTCCCCTGCTACCGAAGCATTCAACTTCCTCAGCAACGCCATTGATTCGGTCATGGGCAAGTTAGAACACTTGCAGGCATTCCTATCCCTATTCAATATTGCTGCTGGTATGGGGGATACTGCTATCCAAAATGCCAACAATGCGGCGGCAGCAGCCCGAACCGATTTGCTATCACAACGGCGACAATTGGCATTAGAAATCAAACTAGAAACTGATGAGGATGCATTAGATGATTTGCAATCTCGTCTGGATGAAGTCAATGAGCAGCTTGCCGAACTGCCTGCCCCACTGCAAAGTTTATTCGACCAATTTGCCGGAACCCCCCTCTTTGAAAGTATCTTCGGGGAAGGTGATGAAGGGATTGCCAAAGCCCAAGCGATTGTTGCCGATATGCGGCTTGAGATTTTCACACTGAAAGACTCAATCGGTGTGGTTGGGCAAGCCTTCCAGATGTTTTTTGCTGGCAATTTTAGTGGGGGATTTGCGACACTGCGAGATGGTGTAGCAGAAACCGTGGGCAGTGTTACCCGCTTGATTGATGTATTCCGTGGTGATACAGGCGCAACCGACTTTATTGCTAATTTTTCGAGTGGTCTTCAGACCACGATTGCCAACATTAACCAATTATTCCAAGACATCGCCAGCGGTGATTTCACCAGTGTTAAAGCGGCATTGAGCGCCGCGTTATCCGGCGTTATTCAGGGTGCGATTGCAGGCATTAATTTATTGGATGGCGGTGGTGGATATGCGCCGGGTGCGGGCGGTAGTAGCTCAGGTGGATTATTGGGACAAATCAAAACCTTATTGACCGATGCTGCCAATGGGGATTTTAGCGGCATTGTTGGCGTATTGCAAAACAATATAGTTTCTGTTATCCAATTGGCATTCGCAGGTGTGGCAGCCATCTTGGGGGGACCTGTAGCTCTGGTCTTCGGATTAGGCAAGTTAATAGTAGATATTGTTGTAAACGATTTTCTGGGTATCGGTACTTTGCTGGCAGGAAGCGGCGTGTTAGATATTCTTGAAAACGCTTTTCAACCTATCAAGGATGGCATTAGCAGTATCTTTCAGAATTTGTTTGGTGATGAGACGCAATATGCGCCCGGCGCTGGTGCTGGCGGTGGCAAAGCGAATCCATTTAAAGGAATACAAGATTTCTTTAACCCAATTATCACAACCATGGGGCAAGTTGCCTTTCAGATTGGGTTAGTCTGGAATGGTGTAGCCAAACCCGCATTAGATACATTCGTAGAAGGGCTAAAAGGCTTTGTTACTAATTTTCAGATAGCCACCGCCAATATTAATACAGATTCATTCATTAAATTTGCACAGGGTTTATTAAATGCGTTTGTGATTTTGTTTGGCGCTATTGTTGTCATTGGCAGCACTATTGTTGCTGCTGTTTTATCTGGTATTGGGGAGGCTTTGCCCGCTTTAGGGTCTGCTTTGGGCAGTTTTATAGATAGTGCCAGCAAAATATTATCGGGTGATTTTGGTGGGGCGCTGCGGGGTGTGGCGTCTGGAATATGGAGCCTAATGGCAGCCGTGGGCGGGTTTGCGCTGGGTATCGCCGATGGGTTTATTAATTTTATTGAGACTGTTGCCAATATACAGTTGCCTTCAGCCAAAGAAACAATCGGAATATGGGTTGAAAACATTAAAATGTTATGGCAGATTTTAAAACAAATTCCAGCGGTGCAGTCGTTTTCAGATGCTATGACTGCCATTGGGGATGCAGTTGGTGGATTAGGTACTGCATCCCCTGATGTTATTTTGGGCGATATTGGAACTGCGATTGATAAGCTGAAAGATTCGGTTGCCCAATTTACATTACATGGCTTTCAAGGCATCACCGAATCGTTTATGAAATTACTAGGATTAGATATATCAGGAGTAAAACCGTTTTTTGATAACCTCCTGCGTGTAATTGATAACCCACTACAAGCAATTCAATTGGCATTTACCAATGTGGGAATTGCCATCAGAACTGCTATTTCGCAGTGGGGGCGTGATGCCGAAATAGAATTGGCGCGGATTGAATTTATCATTCAACGCGGTGCGGCGGTTATTGAGCAAGCTACTGGTATACAAACCGGAGCTACGGCAAATGCAGAGGCATCTTTACGGCGTGGAGTTACATTGACGGGTGCCGGTGAAGCGATTGAAGCATTGCAGAGCCAAATTGCGACAGGTGCAATTGATTTATCCGTGCCACTAAGTTTTGAATTTGCTGATTATGATTTTAATCTTTCGTTGGGGCAAATATTAAACAATCCTGAGTATGCAGCACAGTTAGGGGCGGGTGCCAAAGATTTATTTGAGCAAGCCATCAACACGGCAGCCACTAACGCTGATTTTTCTACTGTGGGGCAATTGCTAAACAGTGCCATCACGCAGGGGATTGATTTAACGGGTACTGATTTGAACTTGTCGGGTTATATCACGGAGTTGGTGCAGCAGGGATTTACCGGAACAGACCTCGCCAGCGTGGGAGCAGAATTTGGGGCAGCGGGGTTGGGGACGCAATTTATGAGCGCCCTGCAAGAAAGTATCACGACGGCTGCCGGAACGGGCGAACTGGACATTGCTTCGACCCTCATGGAAGGATTGGTCTTGTCTTCCAGCGATGCCGGGATTGGGGCAACTACCGAGATTGCCACGCAGATTGCCACACAATTCAATGAAGATTTGGCAACGGCATTTATCGAAACGGTAGCCATCCCTGAGATGAGCGAGTTTATACCGATTGAGGATGCAACCGCGTTGGGAACATCTATTATTGAAGGGTTGACACTGGGGTTGTCGGACGCGACCTTAGCGATTGAAGCTGCCAATGCGACTGCCCTAGAAACGATGAATGCGCTGAATGGCGCGTTTGGGGTGCAGTCCCCTTCTACCCTCACCCAACAAACAGGGTTGAATCTCATCGAGGGATTGGCATTGGGGATGACTGCCAATATTGGGTTAATTGACCCGGCGCTGCAATTCTTGGTTGGGAAATTTAACGAATTGACCTTACAGGTTGGGATGCAAATGAACTCGCTCCAATTCCGTATCTTCGGGATTGGGATGGCAATGATGGTCAGCGCGGGGATATTTGCTGGTCAGGCAGCGGTCATGACTGACAGCATTACCAAAACAACCCTTGCCGTGCATGAATTGGTGGCAGCCATTGGGTTGTTGACGTTGGTAGCAGGACTGGCGGGGGTTGCCGGAGTGGGTATTCCGGTGCCAGCGATGGCAGCAGGGGGACGTGGTGGACCCGGCTTGTATCGTGTCGCAGAGCCGAGCATTGGCGGAATTGAATATTTGACGACAGACGAAGGCGGGTCTTTTATTGTGAGCAGCACCAATTTTGAGGCATTCCCAGCGCAACCCGCGCAAGGCTTCAACTATGTTCCACCGCCTGCACCATCCGGCGGCGGTGGGAACAGTGCGGAATATAACAGCGTGCAGTATCATGGCGATATTATCATCCAAACCTATCCGGGACAGACCGTAACGCCGGATGTGATTTATGAAGGTCTACAAAAGTATCACCAGAAGAACCCGCCACAGCGCCGGATGCGAAACAATTTCTAAAGACAATCCCCTTCTTTTGAAGAAGGGGATTTTTGTTGGAGGAAAAGTGCATCCGGTAGATGGAACTGAATGGTACATTGACTCTACCGTGAGTAGAGGAAATCTAAATGAAATTTGGAAGTTTGTTTAGCGGGATTGGTGGGTTCGATTTGGGGTTTGAACGGGCGGGGATGCAATGCGTATGGCAAAGCGAAATATATCCCCCTGCGCGTCGACTCCTGAAACGCCATTACCCCAATGTTCAACTGAAAGGGGATATTCAATTTGAACGATTTGAAGCAGTTGACCTTATTTGCAGAGGATTTCCCTGCCAAGATGTCTCCACTGCCGGACGCCGGGCGGGACTGGTTGGAGAGCGCAGCGGACTTTGGTTCGCGTTCCTTGATGTTTTACAACGCAATAAGCCGGAGTGGGTTGTTATCGAAAATGTCCCCGGTTTGTTATCCAGCAACGCCGGACGGGACTTTGCCACCATCCTTTACGGGTTGGGGGAATGCGGGTATCGCGTGGCATGGCGAGTCCTTAACTCTCAATATTTCGGAGTCCCCCAGCGCCGCCGCCGAGTGTTCATTGTTGGGCATCTTGGAGACGGACGCGCCGCAGAAGTATTATTTGAGCGCGAAAGCGGCGAGGGGTATTCTCGCCCGCGCCAAGAAACGCAAAAAGACGCTCCCACCGTTATTGGAACACTTCTTGCAAGTGGCGCAGGTTCAGCCCGCAGCGGCGGCAACCGCAACGAGGTTGACCTGCTTATCCCGACAAACAACGGGATACCGCAAGTTAAATCGTTTAACTGCTTACCCCAAACGTTATTCCGCCACAACGATTATGCAAACTATACCGTAGATACCAACTCATCAGCCCTAAGAGCGCAAGCCAGACATCATAGCGATTTGGTTGTGATCGCGTTAGATTCGCGCAATATGCAATCCAGTCTAATTGTTGGCACATTACACCAGAACCCCCTCAATGTGTATTACAGTCAAGATTTTAATCAAGACCGCATTTATTCATCGTCAGGAATTGCCCCGGCGCTTACAGCCAGCGACAGCGCAAAATCACGACGAATATTGACATCGTTTGGGGTGCGGCGGCTAACCCCATTGGAATGTGAACGGTTACAGGGTTTCCCTGATGATTGGACTGCTGGCGAGTCGGACACGGCGCGGTATGCCGTGTTGGGCAATGCGGTCACGGTACCGGTAGCACAGTGGTTGGGGGAGAGGATTATGGCATGTCGGCATTAGGACGGCGCAAGCAGGATGTGATGAAATATATGCTGTGGCAGCAACACAGTTGGCAGCAATATTTACGCATGATGGCAAATTCGGAAACCCAACAAGTCATTGAGTATCGGCAGAAATTGGCAGTCCAATCCCAGATGCTACAAGCGGTCATGGTCAGTATCAGCATGGATAAAGTTCCCACCGATAAAGCGATACGCATTTGGTGGGTATGGGTGCGCCGGATGGCTTTTGCAAATGTTATCTGGGGGAATGATTGGGATAGTGCGCGGGCGTATCGCACAAAGCATAGAGAAAAACGTGATTTAGAATTGAGAAAGGTTCAAGATGCTAAATATAGATAAAGCCAATGCTAAAGCTGCCATTGTTGAAGTGCTTGCAGTATACAAAGCTATTACGGATTTGGGTGACATCAATCAAATTGCGATTGATGCACTAATTGAAAAACAATTAGACGTGTCTGCCATTGCCGATATTAAAAAACAGCACGGCATCAGCAGTGCCAATGCCGTTGTCATAGAAATCATTTATGGCGAACTGATAAAAAGATTTGACAACGCTACGCCCGAAGATTCCCCTACCACAGACTACCCCTATAGCATCATTGAAATAACAAGAGATAACGCCAAGTATGGCGCGATGTGGCGAGGTGAAGCCAAAAACAAAGACGGCAAAGAAATCAAAGTGAACATCTTCCAGAACACGAAAGACCCAAGCCGGGATAATCTGACATGGTTTGGTGAAGTACAAAAACAAGACATGCTAGGCATGGCAATGGGCGAAACGCGCACTTGCTTTATTCCGGCACAAGTGATTTATAACGAAACAACCGGATTTTATAATCTGGTTGCAATAGACAATGAAAATGCTACGATTTATTTCAAAGAGCCGGAAGACGACGGATTAACTGAGGAGCAGGCTGAGATTGCAGCGGAAACCTTTGATTTGCTGGCTAATCCTTTCGTGGTGATGGATTTTGAAACCACCGAGATTGACCCCAAGGTGTGCGATATTGTGGAGATAGGCATTATCAATCAGGATGGCGATACTCTGCTGCATCAATTAATTAAGCCAAGCCGTGCGATTACGGATGGTGCATATCGCAAACACGGTTTGTCTACGGGGGATTTGGCAGAAGCCCTAACCATTGATGATTTTGTTCATCAACTGAAAGCGGTGATTGAAGACGCCAAAATCATCGTTGCCTATAACGCTGATTACGAAAAAACAATTTTGCAGCGATTGTTTGCCCAACACGAAATTGAGATGCCTTCCATTAAATGGGTTGACCCCATGCGATGGTTTGCTCAATGGTATGGGGAAACGCGACACAATGGGGATTATCGCTGGCAAAAGCTGGAAACCGCGGTCTCGGTGTTAAAAGTAACGCCGCCGGAAGGTGGATTTCATCGTGCCATCGGCGATTGTAAAGCCACGCTGGGCATTATTAAGGCGATGGCAGCGCGGCATGTTGACCAAGATGATGAACCGGATTACGAAGCAAATGCTGATGAACGTGATTATTTACCGCCTGCGGGTGATATGGCAGATATTCCGTTTTAAAATTATCTTCCCCTTGCACAGCAGGGCAAGGGGTTTCCGTGAAGGGGAAAACGCATGTGGACATTTACACCCAATAAAAAACAAGCGACGCTGAATGTGCCATACATTGAAGATGCAAGACAAGATTTTGCGCCTTACTACAGCGTCAGCGGGCATGGTAAAGGTATTAATGATGCTCTCAATGCTTTATCTGCCGAATTCGGCAAGTTGGACGCATTAATAACCAATGTTGAAGATGGTGTTTTTACCGTCAATGGGCAGGAACGGCACGGCTACAACATTCATTTTATTATGGGGGGTGTGCCGGGTGTAATTCGGGCTGCCGGACTGCCGATACGCAAACATACACAAGTGCGAGAAACGGCAGTGCGTGTGCAATGTCTTCTTATTATCCGGGATTGGCTAAAAGCGGCGGTTACTGCCAGAGTGTTTAATCCATATAGCCATCCCCTCATCCCTCATTTGCTGCTGCCCGATGGTGTGACCACCATCGCAGAACATATTAATCAAGCGGGGACATTGCCAATGTTGACGGATGGTAGACCATGATTTTTCAGGAAACATGGCGATGGGTAGTGTGGCAATCGGTGAATACCAAGTTGCCCAAGACACAAACGCGGCGGTTGGTAAAAAATGGGGAATATGGCATCCTGAATCCTGATATGTCTGGCACTTATACCCAAGTGCTAAATGCGAATCGGCGGATTTTGTATGAGGTTGGGCATACTTATCCGGTGATTGCGGCGCGATGCTTGCCAATGGTTCACATTCGACCTGACGGTTTGGCTGTGGAGAACGTTCACCAAGATAAGGTGTATATGCAAGCGGAGAGTTATAAATCCACTGGGTATCGTCCGGCACGGGTTCGCATTACGCGGATTCGGCGGGAAGATGTGCGGGGTATATCCAATGAAGACAGGGCGACTGAGGGTTTTCAGCACGCCCGCGATTTTTTGCATATGTGGCTGAAGATAAACGACCCGACTTTACACAAACAAATTTGGGGAGAGAAAGCGTTATACGCCCGCCCTCTTAAATATTATGAGGCGTGGGTTTATGACTTTGAGTTTGTTGGGGAACGGGCAATAGGCATTGCAGGCTAGACCCTCTATCCGGCACAGAAAAAGTGTGCTAAGATAACATTATCACGGTGGCACATCCAACACCCTCACCTGTGCCAAACATTTCATCAAGTGTGTTTCCCCCGCACTTGACTAACGGACGCAGAAAGCAAGACGGGCGAATAGCCCGTTTTGTGATTCTACATCCGGTCTGGATAATGCCATGCTACGATAAGAGTGCATTGTTCAAATGTTCTACAGCATGGGGTAAGATGTATATCCAGATTGTGCAACTTGGGGATGTATCGCTGCACCTGCATCATCAGGAGTGGCATGGTGAGCGCATCAAGGCACGCGGCAAAGCCGAAGAATTGCTAGACTCGTATCGCGTGGCGCTGCCCAATTTGCCCGTTGTACCAGACGTGCGTGAAGTCTCGCTCAAAGCCGTGCTGTATGGCGATGGGGGGCGTACCGCAAGTCAATTGTCGCATTTGCTGAAAGGAATGCTGGGGCGACAAATTGACATCATCGGTGTGGAAGTGGTGATGAATCAGGTGGATATTGCATGGACAGGCTGTGCTTGCTGCCACTGCCCGCCCGCTGTGTTGTGGCTGCATACTCGCGGACGCATCACCGACATCAACATAGAGAGTGATGATTATCATTCGTATACTGTTGAGTTGGATTTGGAATTTAATAGTTATTGGAAACCATTAAATCCTGTTTTATGGCATTATGAACGGCGAGATTTGGCAAAGCCGTTCAAAAACAGGGGAATTGCCCCCACACTCCCCCTCACCCAAGTGCTGCCCTATCCGGCGCTGGAAGATTTTTTCCGGCATGAGCAGTATATGGTTTGGCAAAAGACCGTATACAGCAATACGGGTTGGCATTATGACCCTCAGTATTTTGTGGCGCTGCACAGTTTTGATGATACGGTGCTGCCCGCGCTGCGGTATACCCACGATTGGCGGACGGGTCCGGTGTGGAATCGTGTCTTGATTGATAGACAACGCTGGTCAGCCTCCCCCATCAGTGTTTATGTGTTCAAAAATCTGGTGGGGGTGCCAGAAATTAGCATCACCATTGAACATGAGGATGACATTTTTCAAGTGTCTTCGGATACCGTAACGGTGGATATGAGTATCGTAAATATATTGATGACGGATGCCAGCTATACCCTCCAAAATACGGACTGGATTGTATTGGGGGATGTTGAGCAGCAGCCGGGGTTTGTCATGCGGAATGGGAGTATCTTAATCCCAATTGCGTCTGCCGTGCAGCGCAGCGGTGGAGCATGGGCGGGGCAACTACAACCGGGTTTAAACCGGATTCGGATTGCAGGCGGGCAATTCGCACAACATCATATTTTTAGGAGACTGTGATGTTATATGCCGTGCTGAATAACCAAGAGATACCTGTATCTGCATTTGATATGCGGTTGGTGGAAAAACGTATTCCTGAGTTTAACGTGACCATACCAGCGCCTTATCTTGGCACGACGCCCAATGATATTATCTTTGCGGATATTGGGGTGTATCGAGATGGTAATCCGTTCATCAGTGGCATTGTAAGCGCCTATCCGCAGCCTGCGGTTTATCAAGGACAGCAAGGATTTTACAAGTTGGCGTGTGATGGTGAAGTGGGACGACTCTATTTGGAATTGGCAGCCGATGTGCAGTTCCAAGATGTGCCGATTTCAGTTGTCATCTCGACCTTGCTGGCGACTGCCCAAGATTCTAATTGGTTGCTGGATGATATTACGACGCTGCAAAATGATAACATCACCATTGATGTTCGGGACCGTGAAAGCCTGTGGGCGCAAATTGAACAGGTATTCAAACGGGCAAGCGTTCCCACTTTCTGGCGTTATGGTGGGATGAGTGGTGGTAATCACCTTTTAAACATCGGCAGCTTCGGGGAGCAGTCGCCCACATACCGGGCAATACAGGGTGAAAATATTATCGGCAGACCGGATTACAAACAGGCAACCCGAACACCGATTTTGCAATTACGTCCCATCAGTGGGCGTGTAGGATTGAAGCCAGTGGCTTTAAGCGAAGCCTTGGGCATTAACCCCGGTTTAGCCAGCGACCCAGATTACCCGCTGGACGCTGCCAGCGAGAGCGTTTTGAATGCGGGATTGAGCCGTGGGCGACGTTTGCGAAAACGCTTCACCGACATCAAGACCGAAAATGCAGATAACCCGACAACGGAAGAAAGACAAGAAGCTGCTTTGAGTTTGTATCGGTCAGCCCGGCGTGAGATGGTTGCCAGTGAGCCGTATGAAACCCTTAGCCTTGATGTGGCACTGCCCTTCCAACCGGAATTGCACAATATGATGTATGTTGATACACAAGTGCGCGAATTGGTGTACGATGACTACACCGAGTCTGCTGAGTGGGTAGATACATTGACACGACAGGGATGGTATCGGATTACGGGGATTAAATATAAACATAAAGCCCCGTATGCCATCAGCGATTCAATTACTGAAACACAATTCATGGTGGATACTTATGAGGTTGACCTGACCAGCGGCAGCGATACGGATGAATATGACGAATCGGCACTGGTCATGGATAAATTAGAGACCAATGACCTGCAAGACAATACGGGAGTCATTGTAGGCGTTTTGGATAGCGTAGCCGTCACAGTGACCGAAACTGGACAAGCGCCCGACTGCGATTACAGCGGACCCAGCACAGGCAAAATTTTCACATTTGGGATGCCGAGCATTCCAAGTGGGGCAACACAGGTTTCCGCCAGCGTTATCAGCACGAGTGCTAATGTGGGATGGGCGATTGACCAAGTGGCACGGATTAGTCCGTTGCAAGATTACCAGTTATGTGTATCGGGACCCGGTGGTGTACCGTGGACAATTGCCCACAATGTCACGATTACAGTGCTATATTCATTTACATAGGATGTCGTTATGCCTCAGCCCAATTGCAACCCGATACTTGATTTCCAACCCTTCGGGGATGGGTGTGACGCCATTGGCGGAATAAAAGCCGCATTAGAACGGATTGGCGAGACTTATTGCGAAGAATGCAACGCCGCGGTGTTATCTACTGTGGTGGAGTCCCAATTTGTGGACGTGGGTTGGGGCGGCATCGAAAATGTTCCCGGTCAATGTCATACGCTTTGGGTGCAGCGCAGCGATGGACGGATTTATATGTCCTTTGACCGCGACAATGAATGGGCAACATGGAGCCTGATTTATGACCCGTTGACGGCGAACAGCATTCCCCCCCGCTATCAATATGGGTTGCAAGTAAACCGATACGACGATAACACCATTTTGGTAGGGGTTGGAGATGCTGTGGTGGATGGCACCTTAGCCACAAAAAACACGTTGACACTGCTGGCACTTGGCACGGCGGGTAACTGGATAGGCGGGGTATCCGGTGAGGCAAACAACCAATATATTCATGTGTATATGGATAAGTTTGGGAACTTGCGCCTACACAACCACATGCCCAACTACAGCCATCCCAGCACCAATAATCGCGCCTTCGTTGGGCGCGTGAATCAAGCGGGTTGGGTTGGAACAACTGGATTGGGACTCAATGCGACCAGTATTGTCTATGATACCGACACGGGGGAAGACAATATCCGACCCGGCATGTTGTTGGGGGTGTATACGGATGCCAATTATACGACTGGACGAGGACGAGGAACCAGCGGGGGGGGCAATGTTAACAATGCCTCGTTTGCGTTAATTACCGCAGTCAACACCGGCACCAATACCATTACGGTTGAAGCTGGGCATAATATCGCGCTGAGAGATAATGATTATCTCATCGCTATTGAACATGGCGAACTGATGTATCGCTTAGAAGGCGCAACTTGGTGGCGGCACTTGGGCATGGTGTGGAATGGCAATAGTGGTCTACTGAGCAATTCACGTTTTCGAGACGTGGCGGCAACGAATCTTAGCGGGGCTTCCGACCCGTCTACCACATCAACCTCATTTACAGATGTCGATTCGGTCAACCTGACGTTGACCATACTCGCCAATGGAAAACCCATGGAAATCGGGTTTTATGGGTCCGGTATTTCCAATGGCAATTATGGGTATATCAATTTTTCACAAGACTACTTGGGTGTTGTTCCTAACGATGGTATTTTGGCATTTTACAATGTGATTACCCCATTGTCCTTTGTGCATCAGCGCATAGGGGTTTTACCCGGTACGCACATTTACAACTTACAATGGAAAGTAGCATCAGGTGGCACGGCGACCTTATATGCTGCGTCAACATTGGCTTTAGCGATGCGTCCACACTTTAGCGTGAGAGTAACACCATGAATATTCGGAGTCTCGACCAGTTAGCACGAGGCATATTTGGAACGCACTGCACGGGGGTAAGCCGGGATGTTGAGGGACGGTATCAAATCAACCTCAGTCCAGATGCACCCGGTGATATGGTGTTGGCAGCCACAGAAATTGCCAATTGGGTTGAGCAATTGTTGGTGACTAGCACGACAACCAACTTGATTGCTGATGGGCAAAGCAGTGTCCTTATCAGTTGCAATGACACGGTGGGGCAAAGCCAGTTCCGTTACTGGGTGTGGCATGATGGCAACGCCTATGATAGCGGCGTGGTCGCGGTAGAAAATGGCAAAGTTGAACTTGTTTTGGCAACGGAGCAAGGTGGGATATATGAAATAGATATGGCGTGGGACACAATGCCATATCCGTGCAGCAGTGTTCGCGTTGTGGCAGTGGAGGATTAATGCCAACCGAGATTAAGCCGACCTCGGCAAAAGCAAAAAAGCGGGCAAGCAAAGCGGCGTTTAAGCCGCGGCGGGTGACGACGATATTAACCCAAATTGATGCCGATTTGTTGGCACTGGAAGGCACGCCAACAGCGGGGGAACAGCGGCAGATTTTGCGGCGGATTTTACGGGTGCAGCGCCAAATCATTGACTATTTGGCGGATGCAGATTAGGCGGACACGATGTTTGATATAGAGCAAATTCGACAACTGGAGGGGCTGACGATTGCGGGGTCAGTGTTGTTATTGATTGCTCTATTGTTGGCGGGGTATGCTATTCGCGGGATGTTCGGGATTACGAAGGGTAATCAAGACTATCGCCGCCAAAAGTTGGATGCAGAAAAAATTAAGTTGGCGGCTGACCAAGAAGAACGGGCGGCGCTGCATCGGCAGAATGATGAGATGTTGGCGCTGTATCGGGACAATTTGGATGCGATGAAAAAAGCCCATGAATTGTCCGCACAGCGGTTGGCGCTGGAAGAAAAGCGAGAAGAACAGCGCATTGAGAATGAAAGAACGGTCATTGAGTTGACCAAAGACAACATTACGGCGATTAAAGAAAACACCGCCACGCTGAAAAATCAGAATGAAACACTGGAGAAGTTTGTAGAAACCGTGACGGAGTCCATTGAAAAACTTGAAGCAATTATGCTGGACTTTATTTCCAAAGCGGAAGAACGCGACCAGCAATTGGTTGATAAATTGTTGTCCGCTTTGCTGAAAGAGTTAAAACCTTCAATGGAGGCGATGGTAGCAACACGCGAATCAATCACTAACATTGTAACTCCTGAGCAATTAGCGCAGTTCATTAGGCTATTGGAAGCAATCGAAAAAAACGTATTGAAAATCATTGAAAGGTATGACAAACATGAAAAAGTTACTGATGTGCCTGTTGTTGCTGTTGGTGTTGTCGCTGCTGATGTCCGTGCCGATGCTGGCACAGGAGCCACCGGAGACGGCAGTTCTGCCGTTGCAGACGATTGATGATGATTTGGTCACGGTCAATATTTGGCAGATTTTTACAGGGTTGTTTGCGACATTCGCCGCGGGGGGCGTAATTGGGATTGCCGGGGCGGGTTTGGTAGCAACGCGACTCAGAGATGATGCAGCAACTATGACAGCGATTGAGGGCGCAACTAAAAATGTGCCGCCCGAAATTGCGAAACTGTTGATTGATTTGGCAAAATCAGGGCAGGCGGTGGGGGATTTGCTCATTGAAGCATTGGATGGTGTACCTTCAACCAGCAAACCTACGCGCACTATTGTTCCGCCGCCGATTTCGTACCCTGTGCCGGGCAGCGAATAATTTGCGCTGGATTGTTCTCCTATTTTTAACCCTCATGAGCGCGGCGGTTCGAGCCGAGCCGCCGCTGCCACCACTCCCCGGCATTTCACCGCCGCGGTATCCAAACACATTGGATTTTCCTGTGGATCCGTGGCGGTTAGAGACGGCACGACTGTTTGATGATTTGCGGCAAGCCGAACAGTACCATCAGGCAAGGCAGCGTCCCAATATGCTACTGATGACCGTGCGCGAGCAGGAACGATTTATCCGCGATTTCGGTGCGGCATGGGTGCAGGTGCAGGAATCATACGTGCCGCACTGTGCCGGATTTTTCATGGCGCTGTACACGAGCAACCGCTGGCAGCCGGAGTACCCGTTTGGCATTTATGTGATTCCATACGGGAACACGGATTGCCAAGGAGACCGATTTACTGGCATAGACAACTGGGCGGACTATAACCGCCTGTATGCCGTGATGTATGAGGAAGTGATTTGGTATCGGTCAGCGGCGGAGATGGTGGCGTTTTTGAAAAATGACCGCTACTGGCGAACCACGCACTATTATTATTTCAGCGAGTGGCAAGCCTTTCGAGCAGCGGCAGTTGCCCGGTTACAGGGGGTGACGGCGGGGGCGCAAATGGTGGGCGGGGAATGGGAGCGTTAGCTACGTCTCATCGTCTTCGTCCCAATGGCTTTCGTACCATGACGCGCCACACGCCCAGCAGTTGACGTGGGAATACCATGGCTCACGACAAAAAGATTTGTCTAAATCGCTCAATTCAAGCGCGACCTGAACACTGCCAGCGCCGCATCTTCTAAGCGGGAGTGGTATGCCATGTGCGCTTGATTTTTCCAGTAGCCGCCTTTTTCTTTAGAGACAGACCGATTGTAGGTTTGCCGCGCACGGTCTACTATGATTTCAATCGGCATGGGCATTACATCGTCTTGTCTTTCATAGATTGGGGGGTTCAAATGAACCCTAACTGTGCGTGGTGTCGTAAATACAAACACCCGCCTGCCAGACAAATTGGGTATCGTTCTTGCTGCTTCTGCCACTTGGATGCCTAGTGGAGTGATTTTGACAAAATCCCCGCGGATAACAACATATCCGTAAGTCGCTAGTTTTTTGATAGGACGGCGCTTATCAATGTACGACCAACCATCGCCCAAAATGTCTGTGCCAAAATAAGCCCAATACAATCTTTTCAGTTCAATCAGTTGATTGGGTGTCAGTGGTTTGGGGTTATTCGTCTTCATCGTCTTCGTCCCAATGGCTTTCGTACCATGACGCGCCACACGCCCAACATTGGACATGATAAAAATGGGGTTCACGATATTCGGTCTTATCTAAATCGCCATGCCCGCAGTTGGGGCAGCAACCACAAGGCGATATTGCCCAAATTTCGTTATCATCGCGTTCATTTTGCGTTGCCATAACACTCCCTACTCTCCACTACGCGGGTCAACACCCGTCATTGTTAGCCAGCAATCGGGGCAGATGTAAGCCAAATGGTTATCTGCCTGTATCGCAGTCCAGCCGGATTCCACGTCTGGATGAGACAGTTCTTGCCGAAGGCACACGCGGCAAGTCATCATTTCACCCAGAAACAGCGCGGGCATTTTGGGCAACTCTGGCAGTGCGGCTTGAGCGATTGACAAGGCTTCGGCGCGGGTATTGGCTACTCCTGTGGCAAGCAAGGCAAAGGTGTATTTATCCCGGATGCGGCAGGCAAATTGTTTGCCCACTTTGGAATAATGGATGGTGTAACTGTTCATGGGAAATTGGGATGTGGTTTTCATTTGTGCGCTTCCATGAATATATCAAATACGATTTTGGCGTTAAAAATATCACCAACAGCAAGATACCGATGCTCTTGGTGTTCGATGTGGATTTCCTGCGGTTCATCGGCGTGCAGGACATACAAGGCTTCTTCTTCGTTATAATCGGACAAATCGGCGGCGGCCGAGACGAAGGGGACAAGCACTTCTAATATAGGCAGCATGTTTTTGTATTGCCGCCCCATGCCCAACCAAAAGCCAAAATTCATCGCCGCAAAGGCGATGATAACAGAGGCGAGAATTGGGATATATAAGAAGATTGAAATGATTAAAACCACAATCAACACATAAAACCAAGCGATAGTAAGTTCTCTGATTTTAGACATATCTATACTCCAAAGAGCGATAACTGTTGGGCAGGAGGTTCTTTGTAAGCAGCAATAGCAATAGGCGTGTGCTGATAGGGGTCATATTTGGCAATGCGGCGGCGGGCAATGGCGGCATAATCGGGGTTGAGTTCGCACCCGACATAATTCATGCCGAGTTGGATAGCCGCCATGGCGGTTGTGCCAGCGCCCATGAACATATCGAGTACCACGCCATCCGGCGGGCAACTGGATAAGATGCATTGGCGCGGCAGTTGCAGCGGAAAGGTTGCATGATGCTTTTCGCTGGTATTGGCGGTGGACATACGCCAAATATTCCGCTGATTGACCGCGGTTGGGACACTGCGGGCAGTGTCATGAGCGCGAGATTTGGCAAGGGATTGAGTCGCCTGACCGGGAACAGCAACGTTTTTGTGCTGGTCACTGCGTCCGCGTTTGGCACGGGCAACACTAACCGGAGCAGGCGGCGATGACACAGCGGGCAAATTGTAAAAATATCTCTGTGACTTTGTGAACATGAAAATATATTCGTGGGTGCGCGTAGGACGGTCTTTGACGGATTCGGGCAAGCCGTTGGTTTTATCCCAAATGACTTCGGTGCGAAGAATCCAATTGTCAGCTTGTAACGCCAGTGCCAATCGCCAGGGGATGCCGATGAGCGTTTTTCGCGGGAATCCGACAATATCCCAACGAATTTGAGTGTGTTTGACTTGGCTATTTACATAGCAATAGCCATTTTTACCGCCGCCGCCCTTGCCGGAATGGGAGTAGGAATCTCCGATGTTAAGCCAGAATGTCCCGGTGTCTTTGAGGACACGGCGGGCAAGGCGAAAAATGTTGACCAAGTTATCCACATATTTTTGCACGTCCCCTTCCAGACCGATTTGCCCAGCGATGCCGTAATCGCGCTGGTTGAAATAGGGCGGGGATGTGACGATGCAATCTACTGAGTTGGATGGCAGACACAGCAGATAATTGGCAGCATCGGCAATGACCACCTGATTCAGCGGCAGACGTTGGGCGGGCAGGCGTTCAACCGGATATTCCGGCGCGCCGGAATGGGCGGGGATTAGGAGCATTTTATCTCCTCTATCCAATCGGGGGGATTGGTATCGTCATAGGTGATGCGGCATGGTTGCAACCGATTAATAAAATCAGCGGCAGTGATGGTATCCAAACACAGTTTACCGGAGTTCCCACGGGTGGCTTCGGGCGAATAGCCATAGGCTGTGAACACTGTGATATGGGTGTGGACAGCATTTGTTTGGTCAATACGGACGCTGACAAATAGTTGACGTTCAATCGTGTTGGGCATTTTATAAGTCCGGGAACATGGGTAACGGGGCGGGTTTGGTGATGTGCGGGCAATCCGCGACAAAATGCTGACGGACGAACTCGGTTGTCACGCGCTCTATGCGGTAGCCCGCCTTCACCCACTGGGATAAATGTTTGGCTGTATGTTTGGCACGGTTTGGTTCATCCACGGTGGCACACACAAGGCAGCCACAGGGTTTATAGGCGACATAGGCATAGCGTGTTTCTGCGGCGGGAGATTGCCCGCGATTGAAAAAGTCCGGGAAATCATCATGGGTGCGCCCGTCCAAAATCCGGTCTTGCTCTGACCGGAAATGGGAGCCTTGTTTATACATGAACGGCACACCTGCGGCAGCACAGGTATCCCGAATGCTCCGAACCCAATTGGTGTCAAAATGGCGGCGGTCTTTGCCGGATTCGCCGCCGACGATGACCCATTTTAAAGCGTTATGCCATTTATTCCCTGCCCATTCTGGATACAGATAATGGGCATAATCGAAAAGCGGTTCAAGCAGTGGTTCGGCACTCATGAAATGCCCTGCTGCTGGAATTTGCAGCAGATAATCAAGCCGCCATTGGTAATCTGCCGATTCGACGGATGTGCCAACCCAGAGGTTGGGCGGATACGCCAAGTGTGGAGAGAGTGCCAGCGCCCGTTCTGGACGCTTGGTGAGCAGCAAGAACACCTTATCGGGATGGGCAGCGGCGGTGTTGTGGATGCTGTGTATCCATGCCACCGGAACAGACTCATGATAGGTATCGCTCATGCTATTCACGAAGATGATAGACCCCGCCTTAAAGTTTTTCAGTTCGCCGTAGGCACTATGGCAAAGCTGCGGGGCATCGCTGAAGGATGCACCCGCGTTACGATGCATCCGTTTCGACAAGGCTTCAGCATAACAATTCTTGCAGCCCGGAGAAACTTTTGTGCAGTTCCATGTATAGGGATTCCACGTATGGGAAGCCCAGCGGATGTTTTTTAGACATTGGCTGTCTCCCGTTTTTTACCGGGCGTGTTGCCGACATAGCCACGCGGCGGCTGCCAATGGGATTGTAATTGTTGGCGATGGCGATGATGGCGGTACAACTCATCCACATGATTTAGCAATGCAGCGTTCCAGCTATAGCCCGACCAGAGGCGGGTTTTCGCCAGCGGAATGCTGATGGCTTCTTTGGGCTGCGGCAGTAGTTCTTGGACAGGCAAATTGTTGACCAGCAGCACTTTACCGTCTATTTTGACCACTTCCAACATTATCGGCGTGATAATGACGCGCTGTTCGCCGATGGCAAGTTGATAGATTTTTTCTTTTGTTTCTACAATGATTCGCATGATTTTCCCCTTTCACGTATTTTTATTGTTGCCGGAAATCCGTGTTAGCGGATAAGGTTTTTAGTATCTGTAAAGCGAAAGCGAAATGGTTCAAACATATCGCGCCCGTCAAGACGGGTGCGGATGCGCTGGATATACTTTGGCTCTTTTTCGGTGAGCAAAAAGTAGCGATGCATGACCCACGCGGCTTCGCCCACGGTGCCGCTGCCTGCAAATGGGTCAAAAATCAAGTCATCCTGATAGGAATACAGTTGAATCACGCGGCGGCATAGTTCCAACGGGAATACGGCACTGTGAACAGAATCGGCTGATGGGGGTATGCGCCAAACATTGGATGTTTCATAATCGCCACAGACCTTGCTTTGATTCACAATGGCACTGGAATAATGGCGCATGTTCCAATCTAAGAGTTTATCGGTGTGTTTGCGATAGACCATGATATATTCAGTGACGGCATTGGGCTTGTACGCCAGTGGCTTACGGTGTTGTAAGAAACTGGCATTGCGATTTTTTACGCTGGCTTCGGGTTTGACCCAGATAATATCATCCACAAATTGCCAACCGATGTTCACCAGCCGGGCATGTAAATCAAAGGGGATGGCAAACCGCTGACTGGCATGAGCGCGACTGGCACGCGGCATAATGACCGGAGAGGTATTGACTACCAAAAACCGACCCTCTTTGGTGACACGGTGGACGCCGTGAAACACGGCGGTCAGAAAGTCCAAATATGCCGCATAGGTTGGGTATTGGGAATACTGCCGGGCGTTATAATACGGTGGCGATGTAAACGTGAGATGCACCGATTCATCTGGGATGTGGGGCAGCACATCCAGAACATCACTGTGTATCACAAGATTTTTGAGATTGTCGGGCGAGGCTGTGGGGTTCATAGTAATTTACCCTCATTCAAATACGGCATAAAGAGGCTGATTGCCTCATCTGAGACATATCCGGTTACATCATCACGCAGCCACCAAAAACACATTAAGGCTTGTTCGTGCAAGGTATATTCATAAACCAATGTTATATGCAACATGGTTGTATTGTTGTGAGGTGTGATTTGCACCTGTGCTACTGCGGGATGGCTACGAATGATTTTTTGGCACATTTGCAATGGTAAACCGCCACGATGCACCAGCAATGTCCAACCCCCATATTGTGTTGGGCGTATCTCGACCAATACCAGCGCAGGGGGCGTATAACTAATCATCGCTTGCGCCTTTCACGTCATATTTTTTGGCGATGCTGCCCTGTTCGGGCTTGCCACGCAGGTGCGAGTTCCAGTAGAAATTGCCCGTGGCGCGGCGTTTGATGTGACCGCGAACAATGTGCTGACGGGGTGCAGCGTGCGTGCCGCCTTTATACGAGGCGGGAGTTTCGCTGAGATTGGTGCCGCGCAAAGTCAAAATCCGGTAGCTGGACATCGGGACTTTGTATTTCTTTTGGTGGGCGCGGCTGAGTTTATCCGGCGGGCGGATTTCTTCGGTTTTCACATTGACACAATTGAGCAAGGAAAGTGTCATGAGGAGTGAGGGTAGGACATTGGAGACTTGAATTACACCTGTGGTTTGAATTGTCAGCATTTTTAGGTGGATGCTGGTTAGTACATTGCCGGGCGACCACGCCACTTTTTCCAAGTCACTTAATAATGTGCCATTGGCGGCAATAGATAGGTTAGCTGCCCTATCTGCCGTGGCAATTATTAAACGCCCCGATATGGTGTTGACTATAATGGGGTTCACGCAAAGTAACCATTCTACGCTTTGCGGGGGAACCGCATCATTGGCGGCGATGCTATCTATAAACAGATTGACATCTTCCACTGTTGTTACTTCAAATTGAGATTCCCCATTCACTTTGACGCCGTGATTACGGCGATAGGTGAGGCATAATGCCCCAAAATACGCGCCTTTGTGAAAGGCGCTGGCACATTCATACCAAAAGACAGGAGCAGGGGGAATAATATTGGAAAAATCGCCTGCCGACCATTTAAATCCGTCTTTCACTTTGGGGTCTGTATCAATCTCGTAAGCCTGAGCATCGCCGATGAAAACAGGGGTTAATGCCGGATTCAAAATATTGCCATATTTATTTGTGCGTTTTTTGGCGATTTCCCGATTCAGTAAGTCAATTAGGCGTACCATAATGGTTTATCCTCATCATAATCTTCTGGGACGGCGCAAATGGTGGTATTGTGCGGGCAAAGCAATTCAAAGCAGCGCATGGCATGAAAATCCAATACCGTGACGCTGCACCAATCGGCTTCGCGCCAGTAAGTGGCGATGATTTGCAGCAATGGTGCTGGGTGCTGGCGTGTGGCGGTGCCGAACATGAATAGCATATCGGGGTTCCATGCATCCAGCGGGATTTTGATGGCTGATTCGATAAATTTGCGTGAGGCGAACATCTACCCCTCCCCTGCTAAAAATTCGGCGGACTCATCCCGCATTCGCCCTTTCACCTCAATCCAATGCGTCATTGCGACCAGTCTATCCGTGATGCGCCCTCCCCATGTTTTATACATGGCTTGCTGGCTTAGATTGGTGGTGATAATGGTTGGTTTCTTGCTTTGGTAGCGGGCATTGATAATGTCTTCCATGACATCCATACGCCCGGACGTATGGTTGTTCATGTCGAACTCATCTATGATGAGCAATGGAAACTCAGCGATTGCCCGGCGTATGCTGCTGCTGCTGTACTCGCTATCACTGCGATAGCCATCTAAAACAACCTCAAGCATCCGATAGAGGCGGGTCATGTAGACAGGGATGCCTTGTGCCGTCAGCATATTGTGGATAATACTGGCGACCCATGTTTTGCCAGTCCCCATCTCACCAAAAAAAACAATGCCGGGTTTGCATATACCACGCGCTGTAATGCCGTGCGGAAAATTTCCCATATACAGGTTGACAATGTTGGTCAACCGGGCTTGCTGAGGATGGTTCAATAATGAGGTAAAATCCGCATTGGCATAGGCGGATGAGTTGCCCAATTGTTGGCGCATTTCGGTGACAATACGCTGTACCCAAATGTCACGATTGCGCTGGACAGCAGCACAATTCTCAGGGCAAGGATGCATTTTGCCGAATTGTGGGTCTTCAATTGGCAAATCGTAGCGGACATACCCGGTATCTTCGCAGGTGGTACAGTCCACATGGACAACAGTTTCAGCAGAGACGCCACTTGCCAGCAATTCTTCACGTTTTTCTGCCAGTCGTTGCGCCAATGGGGTTTGCCCAATCCGATTCGGGATTGGATTGTTTTTGCGAAACTCGGCAAGCTGCTGTTCGCGCTCATTGATTTCGCGTCGAATCGCCTTTTGAACTTCAGTCGGCAACTGCGATAAGCGGGTGTTATCTTCCAGTATTTTTTGATGATTGTTAGCCATGCTGCACCGCCATTGCTGCTGTTGCGTCTCGGATAAAATCATCCAGGGTGAATCCGGGCTTCGGCGTGGGTTTATCTGCTTTTATTTTTTCAGCAGCACGCGACAAACAGGTCTCGATGTATCGCCATGCATATACCTTGGTACCAATCTCTGCCAAATTCGCAAAGACTTCAAGCACCAATGGGCGACCATATTGCGCCTCATAGGTTTCGAGTTTGACATTAGCCTCTGGCAACAGAGGGTTCATGACTACCCTGAGATAATCCACAATCTGTTTGCGTTCACGCCTTTCAAGTTGCTCAGGCGTGATTTCGCCAAAGGGATTATCATCATTAATGATTTCATTTGATTTAATGGCTTTTTCTTCTTTTAATGTGTCAACAGCCTTGACCGCTGGCGGTAAATCGGGTTGACCGCTAGTGGTTAATACAGTTGACCGATACTGATCAACAGCCTTGACCGCTGCTGGTAAATCGCCTTGACCGCTGCTGGTCAACACCGTTGACTGCTGCGACTGGTCAACAGCCTTGACCGGACGTTTGGCGCGGGCGGGTTTGATGTTTTCGCGGCGGGATGTTTTGGCGGTGGCACGACGCTGACGCAGGGCGGCTAAGGGCAAGTCTTCGGGCAAGGGCAAATAATAACGCTGCCCTGTCCGAGCCGGAGCCCCGATTTTTTTGAGAATGCCCAACTGATGCAAATTTTCTAGGATGCTCACCAATGTGGGGCGAGACAGCCCGGTACGGTCTTGCCAAGTGGTGAGGCTGATGTTGGCTTGGCGCGACTCACGATGATTCTTTTGCCCCAAGATAAGGCGGACGGCAGACGATACCACCTTCCATTCATCGCCCGACAACAGGGGCATGATGTCATCATACATGGCGTTGGGCGTGGGCGTGGTGTTCTTGAGCCACACCGGAAGGGGGTGTTGGGCAATTTCAGGCTTATTTGGTGTTGTTGAATATGTCATGAAATTTCTCCAAATGCTTGTATTGCGGCGCAAATTGCGCTACAATGGATGGGTGTGAGAGTAAATAAAATAGCGTCTGCCACACTTTGTCGGTGGGCACTTCGTTTTGGTTTGGGTGGAGAGCCGCGCTGAAGACGCGGTTTCTTGCTTTCTCCACATAAGACTCTAACTCCTTTCGCAAATATTTACAAGTTAATGAAACCTTGATTTTGGATTGAGACGACGGCTAATTTCGTGTGCCTTGTAAATGGTTCGGATGCGGTTGCCCACGAGATGCAACACGACCTCGCGGGGGACTGGTTCGGAAAATGCTGGCACAAACTCATCGTCGATTTCGTCGTAATCCATAAAAACATCGGATTTTAGGGCGATGTCTTCGACGATGCCATTCCGCAGCAAAATATAGTGCCGTGCGTCCATGCAGATAAGATAGGTTTCAATGTCTTTCAAATGGAGATATTGAAACGCTTTTAAGTGCTGCAACGCCCAATCCCCTACCATCCATTTGAACAGCATGAACGGCAACCGCAGTTCCAGCGGTGGCGGTGGCGTGTTGAGCCATCTCGTCAGTGCTGATTCATAGGCACTGTAGGCATCATCAAGGCTATTGCCCACAATGCGTTTGACATGCCCGTTATGGAGCAGCAACCAAGTTCGCTGCCCATAGCGTAACGTGATATAGTTGGGGTAATCAGGAATGGTCAGATATTCCCCAATATTGAACTTTTTTACCCTGCGTGAACACCATTCTTGGACTGTTCCGAAGGGATGGGCAAAGGGAACTCGCCCAGTGGCTTATCCTTTTCATCCTGCTGTGGCATCAGCAGCGTCACCGAAGATGGCTTGGTTAATTCGTAGATCAGCGCGGCGTTTAGCGCCTGTTTGCGCTGGCGTAATATTTCCAGCTTTGCCATCAATAAGGCTTCTTCTGCTGACAATGAACCAATTTGATTGCAAATATCGGCAGTGTTCGCAAGCGTGGTGATAGGGTCTAACATAGTTACTCCAAACTCTTTTATTTGATAATGGATTAATTGAAAATAGCGTATTCGACCTTCTTGAACACCTGCCCTTTTTTGATAAACCCGCCTGTTTCGCGTGTTATTTGCCCGGTGTAATCGGGGCGCATTCGTACCCCAATATCAAAGTGATATTCGATGCTGCCACCTGCATCAATCTTGGTGCCAACCTCAACCAGCGCGTTACCGCGAGTCTCGTACTCGGTGGCTTCGTGGGCGATGACAACCACATGCAGCGGCATGACCGCAAAACGGGCATAAAGGGCATCGCACTGGCGATTGATGCGGGCGCGTTCCAATGGCAATAAAGGGCGATTGCTGGCGGATTCTGCCTGTGCAAGCGCAGTCTTGTAGGGAACGCTGATACTGTCTATGACCAGCGTTTGATAGGTTTTGCCCCCATCGGCTGCCAAGAAATCCAGCGCCCGATGAACATCCGCGAAATTGGCGGCGGGCATCCGGGCAAATTGGATATTCTGGCGGGCGTAGATGGCTGCCTTGCCTTCGGTGTCTATAAGCGCCACCTTGGGGAAGGACAATGCCGCCATGGTTTTGCCAGAATCGGGCGGTCCCCACAGCAGGACTTTGAGGGGAGCAGCGGCAGTGACGGGAGCAAATGGGTTGTTCATGCTGTCACCTGTGCAGGCAATAGCCCAATCACGGGGGGCGGCGGCAGATGGATGATATTTTGAGTAGACTGAGGTTGGCGGGCAGTGCGGCGCATTTCGTAGCGTTGTTGAAGTGTTAATTTATAATTGATATTATGCGTAACTGGTTTTACAGGAATAATTGAGAAGCATTGTTTGGGTTGCAGAGGTTGGTGATTAATCACCACTGCATCGGCAGGTATGGCGTGCTGCCACCACAATTCGTCTAATTCATCCACGCGGACGGTCAAGTTAAACATGACCGATGCGCTGATGATAGGCTTGCCCGGACGCCATGTGGCACGAATTTCATCCGTTTTGACAATTTCCACGCCCGGCAGCGCAGCGATTTTGCGCTGCCAGTATTTTTTGCCATGCACAGGTTCGCCCATGCCCGGCACATAAAAATCGGCGATGTACTCACCCGTGGCGCGTTTGCGTTTGACCTGTTCAGGATTGATTCCGGCGCGCCGGAGCGCCTCGCCCACCACGGGTCCTAGGTCAGCGCGGCGGCGGGTTGGTTCAGGATATGGGTGTTGACCAGTGTCTATCATTTTGTAATCCCCTGATTCTATTGTGATTCCTACACTACCCCGAATTCGGGGTTATCGGTTGTGGTTTTGACTTGATTGAAGAACGCTACAAACAAGCCCGCCAATATCAGATAATCGGCGGCTTCCAGCACTTGGTTGTCCAAGAGGTAATCCAACAGAATTTCGGCTTCGTCATGGTCTAAGCCATGCGCCTTGTGAAGGCGCTCTTGGAGAGACAGCGTTTCGACTTCGTATAAACCTTCCTTGATGCTGTTGACCAGTTCAGCAACGTCGGGGTTTTCGGTGTTACCCGACTGCACATCCACGCGCAAGCGCAGATGGCGGACGGTGATGGTATTGCGCTGTTTTTTGAGTTCCGCGGCGACTGTTGCCATGCCGTGTATCGCTGCCTGATAGTGCTGATAGGCGGCGTTGAGGTTATCAATGGCAGTCGTGGCTTGGGCGTGATTTTCAGGTGTGGCGGTGGCATTGATGTAATCCGCTGCCACCTGCATGACTTCCAAGATTGATTTTTCGTAGTGCTTTAATGTTGGATGTGTCTCCACAATTTCGGTTGGTTTCATTGGTGTAATTCTTTCAAGCGAAATGGGCGATTCTGAGTTTCTATGGCTGTCCGGTATGCCTCAGCCGCAGCATTCGCGGCGGCGCGGTCAGCGGCAGCAATGAGATAATTGGTTAGGCGTTGAACCTCACCCCCTAACCCCCTCTCCACTGCGTAGAGAGGGGGAACATTAGCGGGGAGATAGAGCGTGGTGGATGGCAAAGGAATTGCGCCGTAGTGCCGGACGCCCTGCTGCTGCCGCCGGAAACGGCGCAGGTGCGCCCGGTATTCCGGCGGTGTTTGAATATCTTCGCCAATCCACAGTTTGAATACCTTGCCATCTGGGAAGATGGCAGTGTGCTGATAGTCACGTCTGGGGTTGGGCGCAGGGAGAGCGTGCATTATTCGTCTGAATCCTCATCAAAATTGGCTAATACAACGGGATTATCGCCAAACACTTTGACAGTGAGATTGGATAAAGCAATGTTGTATTCACTTTCGCTGCCATCGGGAGGGTTCATGTCCAGCAGCGTTTCCAGAGCAGCAGGCGTCCCAATTTTTTCGAGAATGAGATAAGTTTGTTTTGATGGAATGTGGAGGGCGCTGTTATCAAATTGAGGAAGGATGGCATCTCCCAGAGATGCAAGCGCATCCCAGTCTTTCATCACTGTATAGAACAAAAATTTTTCGTCTGCATGGTGTGGCACGAAATCCATGCTTTTTAAAATACCACCTATAAAGGCGGCTAAATTGCCACGTCTAGGGGGGACTTTAACGAATGTTTTCCATAGGATATGCATCGCATCTTCTTTGGGCAGATACAACTTCCCCACGAGAGCAGCCGCCACCTTAAATTCTATATCTCCTGCATCCGTAAGTTCTAGTACGCCATAGGCGTAGAGTTCCACGTCTGGAATTGTTTGGATAGCGGCAAAGGCGGCGTCGCTGATTTTATCGTCATGGTGGTGGCAAATGTTCGCCAAAGGCTTGAACGCCCCAATTGATTTTAAAATTTGAAGCGCGGCAATCCGCGCAAACAATTCATCTGTTTGGGGATAAGAGCGACTTTTAAGACTTTGAAAACGTTTGATTGTCAGACGGCGTAGGTTTTTCATGTCGGTCATGATGGTTGCCCCCCATTGGTCATTTCGATGATGGCGGTTTCTGCTACAACACGATAAAAGGCGTGAGTCGTGTCATCAAAATGAGTGGTGATGGCTGCTTGGGTGTGAATCTGTGTTAAGGCATCCATGGCGATTTTGACAGTTTGCCCTAAACGCAGGTTTTGAGCGTGTTTTTGCGCCAATTGGTTGCTGAGGCGGGCATTGCGTTCACGCTCTGTTGCCAGCAATGCTAACAACTGCGTGCGCTCATCGGGTTCGATGATTATTTGTGGCAGTTCATCGGTAATACGTTCTTGCGATTGTTGCATCGAAATTTCCCCTTTCGATTTAATGCTAACGGTTTTTATCTTGTCACGGTGGTAAAATTTATTACATGTACCGGTTTGGGTGCAGGGGGAGACAATCTGTGTCCCCTAAACCTGTCAGTCGGGGTATTCCCCTCAGAATTGAACCTGACTGATAGTTTTTTCCCCGCATGTTAACGGTACAACTCGGCGGGGTAACGTTTATGCTACCCTATAATAACGACAGATTGCGTTAGAAAGTATATCGAATATTTAAACCTCCTTTAAATTAATTAATGAAAGATAAACCGCCCATTGTGCCGGATTGTGTCCGGTTGCCCCCCCCCCGCCCACCTACCCTGCCGATTTCGCGCAGTCCGATGTAACATTTGCATACAGTTTGTATTCACCACACCGCTTTATTGATGTATTGACTTATATGCTGCAATGCAGTATAAATGAAAGAGGTAATCATGTCAAGTAACAAAAAAGGAGTGGATTTCGTGTCAATCAGGATTGAAAAGGATATGCATGAGTGTTTGGCGGCATTAAAACTGCTGAATAACAGCAAGAATTACGATGATGTGCTGTGGACGCTGGCTCGAAAAGCCTACCCCAACATTGATGAAATTCTTGCTGAGTATCAAAAAATGAAAGCCATGCAAGAAGCCTTTATGAAACGTCTGGGGGGTGACACCCCACAAGAATAATGCTGATTCCTGATATACTGTGAAAAAACAGTGTAAAGGGAAAACGGCATGTTCAAGCGTGATGTTCGGAATTGGGCGCGGCGGCAGCAGCCGATGGGCGCATGGGGGTGTTTGGTGGGGATAGCGGCGCTGGTGGTGCTGCTGATACTGGGGAAAGTGATGGGGCAAGGGGGAACGACAATGATACATCCTGATAACAACCTTATCTTGACTATAGAGAAACTTGAAATTTACGGGTCAGCGGGCAATTGGACGCCACAAGCTGGCATGGTGTATGTGGCGCTGCTGGGGCAAGTTGAGAACCAGCGCGGTATCAGGACGTGCATACAGGCGCGTGAAATCCGGCTTATTTTGGGCGAAACCGAGTATACGCCTATCAATGGGCTTATGGAGCGTTTAAAGCCTGTGGTTGGGCGTGATTACTTGAGCGCGTTCAATGGGCAGTGTTTTACGCCAAGGTTTCCAACTGCGACGTTTGCGGCATTTGAGGTGCCGGCAGCGGCATTACAAGGCGATATTCAGGTGATGTGGTTCGGCATGGTGGCTGAGATTGATTTTTCGTATGGCACGCAGCCGACGCGGACGCCAACGCCCTCACCCACTGCTACGGCAACACCGTCCGCTGAAGACTTGGTGCGGCAAGTGTTTGACAATTCATGGTTTGCCGGGCGCAAGATTGAATTGCTGGTGGTGAATGAGCAGGTGGTGACGCTGTGGTTTCCGATGACCAATTTGAGTGCTGGCGCGGTGAAGTATGAAGCGGAAACCCAATTTGCGGTTTTAGCATGTGCTTTACGCACAGCCGGGTTGACGGGGCGAAAATACCAATTTCTCGGCACCGTCAAGATGGTGGACGCCGCGGGTCGGGAACGCAGCATGAAGATAGTTGAGGTGATTATCAGTGCGGCAGCCATCCGGCAGATGAATTGCGATGCACCACTCATCAACTTGCCCGAACTAGCAGACCGATTTTGGTACCATTCCAGCGTGAGGTGATATGGTAACGCCAGAAGAATTTTTTCGCCGATGGGTTGAGTTGGCACAAGCCGTCCAAAAGGATGTTGACGCTATTTGCCGTGCATTTGGTGGCGATTTGCCACAGCACTTGCCGAAGGAAAAAAAGCGGCGGACGGTGAAACGTCCGAGATATAAGAAACTGGTCTTCCGGCGGGGACGGTGGCAATGAACGCGGCACTACGGCAGCAATACGAAAATGCTATTCGGTGTGGTTGGATAAACCCACTCATCCCACATTTTGGAATGGTGAGTGATTATTATACGACTCCCCTGCTGGAACAGCCTGAGATACAAGATATTCGGGCTGTGACGGTCAAAACGGCGTGGGATGCGTGTGGGGATTGGTGGTGGACTGAGCATTTTCGGCTCAAGATTGTCGGTGGCAGAGTGTTGTATTGGGAAGCGACGGCTGCCAAAGGTGGGCAATCGGTGTTGTTGACTCGTCTTGAAGGCGGGGTAACTAACACCGTTGTATATCAGTATCGGCGGTATGTGTATCCGTATACGCCGATTGTGCTAATGCGGTATCGGTAAATCTATCAATCTAAACCGTGAAGGGGAGAAACAAAAACATCATGACAGTAAAAATAATGGTTGGTGGACGCAAGGGCGGCACTGGTAAAACCACTGTCGCAAAAAATTTGGCGGCTGGGTGTGCGCGGGCGGGGTTGACTACCCTGCTGGTAGACGCTGACGGGCAAGCCAACGCTACATCGGGGATGCAGGTCGCGCCATACGATGGATTCAAGGCGCTGGTTTTGGATGATGCGGATTGGGCGGATTTGTTACGCCCTGTGCCGGAAGATTTTGCGGGTGTGCAGGGTATGTTTGTTCTGCCCTCTCATATGGGGCAAAAACAGGTTGAGGAAAACGCGGACAGCATTCCAGCAATTGTAGAACGGTTTGCCGAACTGGATGGGCAAATTGATGTTGTCATTGTGGACACATCGCCGGGCGCGACGAATGCCCATATCGGTTTATATTATGCCTGCGATTATATTGTGCTGCCCGTGCAGTGTGTGATGGAAAGCATTTTGTCACTGGATGACATGATGATTTTTCTCGAAAACGCCAAGAAAACAGGGGCGGCGGTGGGGTATCAAACCGCTAGTTTTCTGGGCATTGTGCCAAACATGCTCAACGCAAGCACAAATGTTCATAAGACGAATCATGGGTTTATCCAAGGTCAATACTTCCAACGGGTGACGGTATTTAGACCGATGCGTGATTTGACTGTTTGGCAGCAAGCCAGTCAGTACCGTACTTCGATTTGGCATTTGGCAGATGTTGGGTCACATCGGGAACGGCGTGATGCTAAGATAGCGGGAATGGAACTGCAACCACTGTTGAACGCTGTGCTGAAACTTGCACGGGCTGAAAGTGAACGGGTTGCAGTATGACCAAGAAACTGCAAGATGCATTAGAAAAAGCCCGCAATCCGATTAATCCTAATGCCATCTATCCAGAGACTCCCCCGCCGCCGATTCCGCGGCGGCGGGGTGAGACTGACCCAGAGCAGTTAAAGGCGTTGCAGGCGCAGATTGAAGCGATGCAAGCGGAATTGAATAACCGTGTGGCATCCAATAATGCCTTAGTGACTGCTAGTGACGGAAACCGCGTATTAGGGCGATTTCAACTGACACACACGGCATTGATTATCCCTGAAGACATTTCTCAGGATGAAATGAATCTGATGGGCGATTTGCTGCGGCAGATGTCGGGGGCGATGCAATTCTGGATTGGCGACTATGTGAATATGTATCATGATGGTTGGGGGGAGATGTATGACCGGATGGCGGAATACTTTGGCATCCCCCAGCAAACGCTTGAAAAATGGGCGTGGGCGTGTCGAAAAATTGAAAAGTTTCGACGCCGAAACTTTTTGTCTTTTTCACATCACGAGTTGGTGGCGGGGTTGCCCGCCGCTTTGAATGGGCGTGAAGATGAATTGTTAGATTATGCCCAACACAACAATCTGTCGTACCGAGATTTCAGGGTTTATATTCGTTCTTTGGCACCGGGCAAGATGGTGAAACCCATGCCGAATTTGTTCAATAAAGAATATATGCCCCGCCCCGCTAACTTAAAATCGTTGTATCTGAAAGCGCGGCAAGGCGACGAAACGGCACTGGCAGAAATCCGGCGGCACATTACCGAGTATCAAAAATGGTTACAGGATATTGAGCAAAGTTTGGGGTTGCGATGAGTCTAACTCGATTGCCAGTATCGAATTATGTTTATGTCGCACAGAGAGCCGATGATACCACGATTCACAAAATAGGTGTTACGGCTGACCCTATTCGACGGTTGAGGGAGTTAGAACGTATGACAGGTGCGCGAATGGCTTATTTGCGTCTAATTCCCCATGATGATGCATTTGCGCTTGAGAATTTGTTGCATCATTTATTGGCAGATTATCGGCAAAGCGGCGAGTGGTTTGCATTAGATGATAACATGCTTATCCTACTTATGGCGGTCAACCCAATTGGAAGCCTGTTTGAATTTGCGATGCAATTTCTCTGGCAGGTGGAGCGAAATATCCACGTTTTGCTACCGGATACAACGCCCGCAGAACGGCAGCAGATGGCGGACGCGCTGGAAGAAATGGCGCGGACGATTCGTGAGTACCAGGGATAAATTTGGGATAACTCCCCCTCCCCCACCGAGTAGGGGAGGGGGGATGTGAGGGAAGATGAATCAACTTAATTTGATTTTGCCGGAAGATTGCCCGGAATGTGGTACAGCGGTTTTTCCGGGGCATGAGAATTGCCCTGAATGTGGGGCGCGAGTGCTGCGTAAAACAGCGTTGGTGCTTCGGTTTAAAATTTTGGCTGACGAGTTGCCGAAAGCGATTTATCAATTTCAAGGCGCTCAGGGAAAATTGTTCCAAAGCTGGTGTGATTTTGCGGCGGCAGTGAATAACGCGCTGAAAGGGGGGATAGATGAATAGCCAAGAAGTAGCAGCACTCAAGATATTGTGATACGAGTGACCGTGAATTAGTTTGAACTGGCATTATAAAACCCCTCATTTTCGAGGGGTTTTATTTTTGTCTTTGGGGTGCAAATTGGTGGGGATACCTAAGTTGGTGTGAACATATTCTTTTTCTCTTATAATATAAATGTCAGTCAGGGATTTTCCGTGCCTACTGCGGGCAGCAAGCGGGTTTCTGGGAATCCGGTTGCCCGACCAGCGTGAACGAACCGGATTTTTGCTCATGGATGGCAAAACGGTTGGAAATCAAAAAGCGCCCGAAGGCGCTTGACAAATAAGCGTCCTGAGCCTTTTATCGTCATGCTCAGGACGCTAGGTCAATAGAGTTATACGTGAGCTTTGTAAACCCAAAGTTTCCCGTCCCACATCCCGTAGACGCCGTATCCGGCGTTCCAAACAGCCATTCTTAAGATGGCGTGGTTGTAATACCAGCCGCGCTCGTCACTCGCTATCGCAGCGTAGTAAAACAACCAGTCGCGTAACAGGCAGTGTCCGAGAGAAACTGTGGTATAATGTCCCCCGCGTCCTTTCCAGTTCTTTATTGCCGCCTGAAACTCCTCGTTTGCACGCATGGTTATAGCGTGACGCTCGTACATCGGATAATTGGCGTAGTTACTTCTGTACGCCCAATACTTGTGAATATCATCTTCTGCGTGCCATGTCATATACGACATGCCACGTTTTTGGATTTCCACAGATATTTCAGCAAGCGAACTGAAAACCTGTACGTTCTTGGGGAACGCAAAAGGCAGGTTTTCCATGTACGGCATTTTTAAAAGGTTTATCATCTTCTCACTTACTTTCTGGCGCACCATGCGCCCGTTTTTGGTTAATTTAAATTGGATGCGCCCGAAGGCGCTTAAAACACGATGCGGCTACAGCGCCACATCTCATAATCAAAGCCCATCAATTGGGCAGCTTCGTCCAAGATGGCTTGTAACTGCGGGTCATGCTCTTGCTCATCCCCGTTGTGGTAATTCATCAGGGATTGCAGCACTGTTTCGATTTGATGGGCTTTTGCCGATGCTTTTGCCGATGCTTCTGCCCGATATTGGGCAAGGTAATTTTTGCCTTCGGGCGAGATGGCAATCACCACCACCTCATTTCCACGGTCAATTGTGACTGTGTATAAATCGGCGAAATCACCGTAACCATAAAATTCACTCTTATGGTATTTTCCCACTGACATCACAAGGCTTTTATGTTCGATGCTGAGTAGTAAATTATGTTGTTCTTCGTAGATTTGCATGTTATTCCTCACGGTTAAATATGGCGGGCGGGCGGCGCTGCGATGCATCCAGTGTGCCGATGTAACGCTGTGTGGTGGCAACACTGGTATGCCCTAAGTTCTGCCGGATTCGTTCCACGTCTAATCCGGCTTCGTAACAGAGACGGGCGTATGTACGGCGTAAGTCGTGAGGCTGCACCAGCTTGTATTGCCCGGCGATGTTGACCGGGTACTGCTGGAAGATGCGATTCACGCTGCGCGTGGTGATGGCATTGGACAAAATATTTTTGTGTCTATCCATGCCCCGAAAAACTGCCCCTGCGGAGATGCCAGCAGCATCTAACCACGATTGAACATCGTTAAGGCACCAATCCATTTCGCCATAGGGAACTAGGCGCTGTTTGTTGCCCTTGCCGCTTCGGATAAGTAGGGCAAGTTCATCCCCCAAGTGGCAGCGCAGGTCTGTCACATGAAGGGCGCAAAGTTCGGCTTCGCGGATGCCTGTACATGCCAACAGCGCGAAAATAGCCGTTGCCCGGATGCCAGATAGTGACCCGCATCCGGGCGCAGCGATTAGCTGCTGCACCTGATTGGGTTTAAGTCGCAGATGTGCCTCTGCGGTTGTATCCTGCACCACCACCGTTTTAACGGCGCTTCGCTGGGCATTGGTGGCATTGGTTAGGCGAATTAGCATCTCATCCACCGCCGCCTTTTTTTCCACAAAATCGGCGTCCGGTGGCGTGAGGCTGTAGAGCATATCCCGCAAACCGTTGTCCTGCAAAACGCGCCTATATTGCCCGCGGATGGTCGCCAGATGTGCGGCAACGCTGGTAGGGGATAGGCGGCGGGCAAGCAGCAAATAATCACGATAGGAGTCTAGTTCCGGCTGCCACCACGGAATTTTTACCTCCGTGAGCCATGCCTGATAATTTTTCAGGCGCGATTTCACATCTTTGTTGGCAGACACGCCAAATAAGATATGTTGCGACTGCGGCACGATAGGAATCAGGGTATCCATGTTAATCATTCTCCAACGGCAGCGGATTTGCTGGGATGGGGTATGCTCCTGTTCGACGGGCACCGCCCCAGCCGGGTAAATCCTCTACCCAAAAACATCCATGTTTCTTTAGCTTGGTAGCGATGGCTTGCCGCAAGAAATCTGATTTCCCTTGCGCTTCCAGTACAAGCGGCTCACCGCCATCAGATGCGGTTTCAAGTTCATCAAGCGTATAACCACGGCGCTGAAGTTCTTCGGCGATGGCAGCCCTCATGAAGCGTTTTACACTCATATGTTTTCGGCACGCATCAATCGCGTCAATTTGCGCTTTTGAAAACGACGCAGCTATTTTTACCTTGTTGATAGTCACAGCTATTTGTTTGTTTTTCATGGTTTGCCTTTCACCCCTGCTCATGGTGGAGCAGGGGGGAAACTGAATTTAGATTAATCCCATGCCATCATTTCATGCTGGAGAGAACCATCCAGCAGAATAATGTTTTCTACCTTGACCCACCAATTGTTATGCTGGCACAGCACTACTGCCGCTTTGCCGCTTATATGTGTCCAGAGTTGAATGTTTTTCTTTGCAAGCGCGTCACGGATTGCTTCTTTTATTTCGTCTGAAGCAATTAGCTCAGGCAGGGTATAAGTCTGGCGGTATCCCGCCACTTCCCGGTCTTTAAGTACGCCATCTTCTATTATCAAGTGGGATATGAATGCCCACCGTTTGTAAATATGTCCTTCTGGGAACACTGCAAACGCATATTTGCCATTTCACCAGAGTGTTAATTCATGTTTCTCAAATTTTTGGCGCAGCAGATGAAAAACTTCTGAACTTGTTACTTGCTCCTGTACTTGGTCAAGCGTCGCAGGCGGCAAGGTGTAAGGTGTATGGTGTTCGCTATACATACATATTGCATCTTTTACCCGCAATTCTGGGTCTAACTGGATGCACATTTTTTCTACTTTTTGGCGAAAATCCTGCGTCCAAGAAAGCCAAAAGAGAGGGAAATCAGGTTGGCGTATTAAGAGATTCCGAAACTCGTTGAACGTTTTCGCGCCGAAATCGCGTATTTCATACTTCAAACTATCGGGGTTTGCTTCACGGATTGTTTCCAATACGGCATAGCAATACGCCGCCTCTGCCACCATTTCCGCGACTACCGGGCGGGGTAGCGTGTCTATTTTCGCCATTTCTGGTATGTCATAATCAAACATATCCTGATGGGCGCTAGAGGTAGCCATTTCGCAAATGCGATTCAACTTTAAACGGACTACTTCAAGTTTTTCTTTAATTTGGTTGTCTTCCATGATATTTTCTCCATGTTGGTTATTTTTGTCTTCGGCGGGCTAAAACGCGCCTAATGATGGTTGGTTTATGGCGCTCATAATAGCGCCGATTTTGTGCTTTTTTCCGGCACTCTAATGAGCAGTACCGGGATTGCGTGTTATCGGTCTGGTACTCTGTACCGCAATGCTGGCAGCGGCGGGGCAAACCGCCGCCGCTATCGATTCTGGGTGCATCATTCATCTTGGGCAGCTTTGGCTTGCCAAGATTCTCTCTCAACGATGGCGGTAATTTGCCGGGCTAAACAGGTGGCAATATAACCTGCGTCATGCATGTACCACGCAAGCGCCCCCTTGGGGATGACAATCGAAATGCCTAGCATTTCCCGCCCGCTGCGGACGACTTTATAGCGCCGCGCAAGCACAGCACCGCGCAAGAATTGGTCTTTGTCAATTCCTTGGCTAACCGTATCGCCAAGGTTCAGACAAAATTCGTGCATGGTGGCATATCCTTCTCGGTGATTACGCCAATTTGCAAATGTGTGATAATACTGCAAGTCAAATAGATCTTGCTCCGTGATAGCATCGGGCGAAGGCACGGGCAAATTTTGGGCTTCGGCAATGCCGCGGGCGATAATCGCCAACTGGCGGTTGAGCCAAGCGGTATTTTCTGCACGCTGATGTTGTTCTTTTTCTTCGCGGCGCTTATTTTCTTCTTCGCGGCGCTTATTTTCTTCGGCTTCGGCTGTCACGCTTGCCGTGACCAGCACAATAAATTCAGCAGCGGTGGTATAATCACCTTGATGCTTGATGCGCCCGGCGTGGACGCGAAATTTTGCTTTATCAGCACCGGACAACGTTTTGTAAAATGTATCAATTTCTATCAGATACCCCCCACTTGATAATTCGCCGCGGATGCCGGATGCATTGCATTTTGCAATGAATGGGGGAAATGGTGATTTTTGCATGATGTTTTAACCTTTCAGGATAGAGTTTTGGATTCAATTTGAGTGTAATCAGGAATTGGAAAATCTTGCTCCGATTCCTGATTCTGATTTATCTTTTTATCCGGGCGATAACTTGGCGGTGTCCCCCTTTCACTTTTTCCCATGCGCCCGCCTTAATCAGCGGAGTTGATAGTTCGGGCAATTCATCCCCGTAAAAGAAGATGAAAATTTTGTTAAGCGCCGCCTTCACCGAAAACTGTCCATCTAGCGCCACCATGGACTCAATCTGTGCCAGCGTCATCGGCATTAAGTCCGTATGTAAAAGCGTGTATAAATCGGCATCATCATCGGCATCATCATCGGCATCATCATCGTCATCATCGTCATCTTCAATGCTTTCAGCAAACCAATAACCGTCCCCAATCTTGATAACATGGACTACGCCGCCAGTGCTGGCGCGTTCATCAGACTCAAAGACTTCAAACGGGTCTTCTTCTTCTTCTTCGTGATACTGTTTGTGCGATAGTAGTTGTGGTCATGGTGGTTATCCTTTAGCGTTCAGTTTGATTTTTAGCGTGTTTTTGGTGGTCTTGCTGGCATAGTATTGATATGCCTCATAATTCGTGATGATGGTCAATCTCACAATTTTGGTTGTGCGTTTGCGCGTGTTTATATGTGGCATTGTGATTTATCCCCCCATGTTTTTCATGACGAAAATTGTGATTTTTGTCTCATCCGCCGCCGATGCGCCAAATTGTTCTAATGCGTTTCATTGTCATGCTGGCATTGGCTGATACTAATTCAATTTCAATTGTGGTTATGTTCTCATCGTGATAATAGCTGTCAGCAGTAGGTAAGCTGTCCACGATGGAGTCCGCTAATGTTTGGCGTGTTTTTTTGCTATATGCTGGCAACGTGATTTCTATCACGAGATAATTCAGACCGAAAACAGGACAGATAATGTTCTGGTAAATAAATCGCTGGATTCTCAGTGTGTTTTGCATGATATTACTCTATAATGGCGTTAGATTTATGATTTACCGTTTTTCTGCTGATTTCCCCTGTGCCTATGGTCAAGATAAGCACAGGGGGTTATATAGGCTATTTACGGTTATTTTTGCTTATATGTATGGCTACACGCCCGGCTGTTAAAATGCCAGCAATTGCGGTAACAAACTGTGGCGCTAAAATAAATGCCACAAAAATGAGAATGGCGGCGATAATACCGAAAAACATTTTTAGCACGAATGCGATAATCAGTAGGATAATGCGTGCCGTGTGGTAAATGGCTTTTGCGGTTAGGATAATCAGGTTTTTCAGTAGGTTAGTCATGGTGGTTTTCCTTATTTAGTCATAATTGTTTCGCTTGTTTCCTTAACTATATACCCAATTTCAAGTATGTCAAGTAGTCAATTTAATCAATTCAATCAAAATTCAAAACCTTAAGCCTTTCTTAATTCTTTATGAATTCTCAATTATCTATATACGCACACGGTAGCACAGCCTTCCTTATGGACTTTCGCATTAGAGATGACAGATATAGAATAGCGGAATGAGAACACGAGCCTTGCATTTAACAGAAACAGAAGTGGCCACCCTCAAACAAGCCGAACAGCAGACGAAACGCACGCAG